AGGACCCGTAGGACCCGTAGGACCTGTACTTCCTGTAGGACCTGTAGGACCTGTTTCTCCCGTAGGACCCGTAGGACCTGTAGGACCTGTTGGACCTGTACTTCCGGTAGTTCCCGTAGGACCCGTAGGACCTGTTGGACCTGTACTTCCGGTAGTTCCCGTAGGACCCGTAGGACCTGTTGTTCCGGTAGTTCCGGTAGTTCCTGTTGGACCTGTACTTCCGGTAGTTCCCGTAGGACCCGTAGGACCTGTTGGACCCGTAGGACCCGTAGGACCTGTTGGACCTGTACTTCCGGTAGGACCTGTTGGACCTATGGGCACAGTTCCTCCACCGCCTCCGGTACTACCATCTCCATTTGTTAATAAAATGTTACCATTAGTATCGGTAGAAATTTTGGCTGGTCCAAGAAAAATGCTATTTCCGGCCAAATAAATATCTCTCCATCGTTGACCGGTAGCTCCAAGATCATATGTTAGAGATGATGACGGCAAAAAATTACCTTGTAAAAGAAGATTTGCTGTACTACCGGCAGGTGTATTGTACACTAATCCCGTACTCCCTGTAAGGGTTCCGGCACCATTACTGAACTGAATTACTCCAGTTGAACCTGTTGCTCCTGGACCCGTAGGACCTGTTGTACCTGTAGGACCTGTAGGACCTGTAGGACCCGTAGGACCATTGGGAGGACCTGTTGGACCTGTTGGACCTGGAACAGATGATGCTGGTCCTGTTGGACCTGTTGGACCTGGGGGGCCAATATTTTTATAATTGGCTCCAATATTACATGTACCACCACCAGGGTTATATCGCAAAAGGTATCCCGACATTTACTAATATGACATAAGTTTTATACAGTCAAATCCGTAGCAAGTACAGCACCGGGTAAAACAAGCCAATCCCCACCTGCTATACCACCTTTGGCTACAAGTGTTACAATTTCTTGGGGATAGATTGTGACAATTGGAGTGGTTCCCGAGGTCTTAAGTTCAAGAGTATATCCGGAGTTACTTACAGGTGCAGCATTCATAATAGAATATGCAAAAAATGGTTCACTAGTGAGAACATTGTCAAAAACAGTAGAACTGTACACTGCAGGGCCACTTTGAGGTTGTATTAATATAAGACCTCGTGTTTTGCTAAGAATATTAGCAGCAATATCGTTATCAAGTGCAGTTTGCCAACCAGAAGGTCCTGCCGGATAGATCGTGGTCTTTACAGGAAACGAAGTTGCTGATACTGATAGGTTCACTGTTTTTGCCGCGGTATTCGGTGTAATTGTAACTGAGCTGTCAGTAGAAGTTAAATTTACTCCTCCGGTAGCACCGTTTAAACCCGTTACACCTGCTGCACTTAAAGTCTCAATCCTATAAAACGCTTCTGCCAATGCCGTACGAATGCTCATTTTAAATTAATAGCCAGAATAAAAAATCCATGATGACCCATCATAAATAAAATGAACCATTTCACTGTACATGATACATATTGTTGCGTTTGAAGAATCTTTAACAGTTAGATCCTGTCGTGATAAATTTAAGATTCGTATATTCAAATCTTTTGTTCCCGCTGGAAGTTTTAATTGTGAAACTGTTTGAACTCTGACAATTTTATACGTTAAAAAAGCAGATTCAGCTGTTGTATTAGAAGTATATATAGGAGAAATTTCATCGGATAAAATTTTGTTAGTTTGACCAATATATGGTAATGAATACCATGGTGTCATTCCATCTCCTATTTTTAACTTAAATGTATCAGTTTCATATCCAGGTTCACCAGCTTGTAAAATAAGACTTGGCGTAGAAAGCCATTGAGAAGCCAGAGCTCTTCTCAATTGAAATTTAACATTTGATGGTGGACATGCCATTTGTTAAATTCCACACGCTTTAGTATTGTGAAATTTTCCGTCTAAGATTCCCGATCCGTTAATAGGCTTAAAATTTGATCCTGTACCACCTCCATCAAAAATTGTATCCGGAGGGCAAGATTCACATATTGGTTGATTACCGGCGTCAAGAGTTCCAGATCCTTTGATGGTCTTAAAATTTGCTCCAGTTCCACCACCATCAAAAAGTGTATCTGGAGGACATGCTTCACATACTTTAGTTTTATTATTACCAGCATCCAGATTTCCTGAAGCAGGGCAGAATTCTGATCCTGGACCACCGCCATCAAATAAGATATCGGGTGGACAGATACAAGGTAAAGGATCACAAATTCCAGTAATCATAAATGTTTCTATAATACCAGTGGCTGAACCAAATTGTGTTCGAGTTTCACGGAGTTTTCCTGGATCTAGACGTCCTACTTGTTGTACAGCTCGACGTCTGACTTTTTCAATGTACAATCCAGCATCTCCTTTAGCCTGTAAAGATCTCTGTTTTCCATCTTGAATATTAAATACTGGAGCTTTACTTTCTGGAACAGATCTCCACATATAAGTTCCGATTCCAACTAAAAAAAGAACACCAAAAATATCTGCGATCATTGTTATACCTTAGAAAAATTCAATTTCAGTTGGAGACTTCTTTGTACCAATTTTTAGTAAACGGCGATCCTCAAATGCTTGAGCATCAAAGACTTCTTGTGTATCTGGATCTACGATAAGAAGCAAACCTTTAATAGAAACACGTTGTAATCTTCTTGCTTTTCTGACAATATTTTTGAGGTACAAAGTATCACGTTCTTCTGTCTTTATAGCAGGAGCCCATGCTATATCTTCAGGTTTGGTTGTTGTATCAAAACGCATACATTGAATTACAGGTTGTTCACGATAATGTAATTTACGATGAATTTCACAATCAACGGCAGCCTGTTTCAATAAAAGACTAATGTTTTTTGCGATACGTCCTTTACGGTAAGATAAATCAAACATGTATTCATCAGTTGACAAAAATGTTTCCGTAGGTTGTTCTACATCATAACGTTTCAGACCCATATCACTACGACGGATTAGAGCAATGTTAGGACCTTCAATTCCAACAGCCTGTTCTTGCGAAAAAACTGAAACGTAAATTTTTACTTCAACTGTACGTTCTTCCATAGGTAGACGAGCGTGTGAACAAATACGAATAGCACGACCAACAACTTGATCAACAATAGCAGGATTCCATTGTGCTTCCAAGATATGTACATGACGTACATTTTCTAAGTTGATACCTTCAGCACCTGCTCTAGAAGCCATCAAAACAGATAAGCGACCACGTTCTTTAATAGATTCTTTCAGAGTTTGAGGAAAATCTGCTGAAAACTTTTCAGGATCATTAAAAATCTGTCTGTACAAATCACGATCTTCTTGTGATTCATCACCTGTAAAATATGCGAAGGCAGGAACACCAGGTTTCATATCAGGATCTTCAATAACAATTCCATGTTCACGTTTTAATTTATAAGGTTGAAAGCCATTCTGTTCAAGAACAAGACCGAATATACCAGTACCTTCCAGACCTGTAAAGGTAGAATAAACAAATTGTTTATGTTTGACATCTTTCTTAATTGCTTGAAGACATTCGTGCATCTTAGGAGAAAAATGTTTTAATTTTTCATCAACTAAGAAACGTTTAGGATCTGCTCGAATTTTTTCAAATGCTACTTCCTTAAAGTTCTCGCCTTCTTTTTGAACTTCTAATTCAGGAGGCAAAGCAAAATTACATACTAAACGAGAATTTGTACGATACGAACCAAAATCTTCATTTAAGTCTGAAGAACGTCCTTTTTTAGTATCAATCTGAATTTCAATCCAACGCTTTTCCAAATATCGTAAAAATTGTTCGGAAGACATGGGAACTTTTACTAATCGTTTATCCTGATTAACCTCTTTTGCTACTAGACGTTCGTCCGCTCCCTTGTAATACGAAACTAAGCCTTGAATACGTCGTTGAAAAAGTAAAGCATTCTTGATTTGTAAACCATCAATGAATGTCTGAGCAAACTCTTCGAAATTAGAAGGTAAACATTCCAGATCTTCTTTTAAAAGTTTATCTTGCGGTAATAATTCAACACCAGCAATCTTATCTTGAAACTTTGATCTAAAACTGTCTACCCATTTGAGAATATCAGGTTCTTGAGTAAAATCTTTATTGTATTTCACAGCAATACGTTCACCTTTTTCAGATAAAACAGATTCAAAATAAGGAGGATTTCTGGTTAACAAAATCTGGCGTTTTACAGAATCGTATTCAATTGTGTCAACATCTTTCAATGTTTTCAAAAATCCGGTCATCATTCCTTCATCCCATGAGATCACAGAAGAACAACCTATGCGTACACGTTCAATAGGTCCACGAATTAAATTCATGAGAAGAGCAATTTCCAATGGACTGTTAATTACTGGAGTTCCTGATAGCAAGACGATCTTAGTGTTGCGAGCACGGTAAATCATATCGTAGAACCGAGTTTTCAATTCGCTTTTATTCAAAACCATTCCTACAAAGTTATGTGCTTCATCAATAATGATAACAGAATCATCAAACTTATGAGGATCGGACTCAGGTAAATATTTATCAATATTTGAAGAAGTAATACCGTTATAAGGAATGTACTCATATCTCTGATCAATAATATCATCAATTTGTTCAGAAATATCTTTCTGAGTTTTTAAGTCCATTGAAGAAAAATTTGACGGCTTTTCGGGAACTGTCATGAAAAAACGCCCTTTCTTATCTAGAAATTTTTCGGAGATACCGAGACCCTTACCTTTTTCCCTATCAGCTTCAGAACTCAAATTGTGTACAACCCAGTGATTTTCTTGCTTATAAATTGGATCTCCGCATCCACGTAATTGTTGCTTAAAATTGGTAAGCAAAGACACAGTAGCCATCACAAAAATCTTCTTTTTGGTTAAAAGGGATTCAGCAACAGCTACAGCAGAACATGTTTTTCCTGAACCGAGACCGTGATAAACTAGAAGACCTCGATAGGGAGTTTCAATCAAAAGGTAATCACGAACTAGTTTTTGATAAGGAAATAATTCACGATTGCCTGAACTGGATTTTGTACATAAGTCTACGGATTCGTCTTCATCATCCTTCTCTTTTCTGTAATTCTTTTTGATAAAGATTCGAGTTACAGCATCTGAAAAAGCTCTTCTATTTGGCAGAACATACATTTCCACTTATTTTTAGTGAGGAAATGATAATGGAAGAATCCTTTCACAAACAACCTCGACTATGGATGCTAGCATTTTATCTTTTCATGGTCGCTGGGTTTCTTTATCTGAAACCTTCTATAGCTTTCGGAGCAGATGGACATATTAAACCGTTTGGTACCCAGAAAAAGGGTTCAACTGTATTTCCAGTATGGTGGTGGATGTTTATCTTTGCAGCATTATCATATTTACTTGTTACAGTTCTCACTAAGTATTCTATCTAAAATGGATTTAAGATCTAGTAGTACAACAACAGAAAAATGACCAGGCATAAAGATCAAGACAAGAAGAAGAGGGTTAAGCCTAGCGCTGTAGAGCGTGGGCCACACAAAAATAATCAGGAATTTTCCAGGATTATTTCTGAGATTGTTCGCCAAAGGAAACTTTCGGCTCATGAACGAGACACTGATGAGATTATTCTTTGTCGTGTTGAAAACATGGAAGGCAATGGAATCTTTCGCGTATTTTCGAAAGAAAATCGTGAATATTTCGCAGGGTGTCCTGGAAACATGGTTCTTTCTAGTATGATCGGACAAATTGTTAAAAACAAGATTCACGATCCTGACCAACAGCCATTAGTACTTGTACTCCTGACTCCTCGGTCAATCAAACCTCCAGAAATTCTGGTTCTGGTTACAGATGAAGATTTAACTGTCACTCACGCCCGTATGAAGGTTCTCGATGATCTTGCGATTAAGTTTATCGTAAAAGAAGAGAGCTTTGAGTTCGAGCCTCAAGAGGTCAACTTGGACGACTTGTAAAAGTATGTTTCTGGATCGTAGACAACATTCTTCATAAATGAATCTACTTCCGAGTACTTCATTTTTTTCAGAAGACGATAATTGTTTTCCAAGACATCATTTTCGTGTACAATCATTTCTTTTTTACGTTTGGTTAAAGGATGTAAGATAAGTTCTGGAACTTCATGAATTCCAAATGAATCGCGAGCCTTATGAAACCACTTCTTTGCTTTTTGAGATATACCACGTTTTTCAGCTTTTCGCATTAATTTATTATCTCCCGGTGCCAAAGACATAATTCCAACAATATCGGGATACTTTTTAATCATTGTATCGGACATACAGGGATCATACGAATTTCCTGGTCGAGGCATACATCCTTTAGGAACACGAGAACATTCTTTGATAAATGTTTTCTTTTTTCTAGTCATTCTCGAATACGGAGACGGTTCTAATAACCAGAGAACTTTGACATCATTAGTTAAAACGTACGCATAAACTGTGTCTCCAATTTCATCACGATAATCGTGGTACAAATGATACCCTATGTATGGATTCGGATGAAAAAATACATTAAAATTTGGAGTCATACATCTACCAGAATCTACAGGAACTCCACGCAGATCATTCTCTGGAGTCTTGGTATAACGGAACAATAAAGTTCCTTTAGGAATTATCTTTATCAGTAGCTTTGACCGTCGGTACGGCACTTCCATTATTATTACTCTCTTTTTCTTTGAGTTCAGCTTCTAAATCTTTTTCAAATTTTGCGAGTTCAGCAGAGTCTGGTTGACATACTTGTGATTCTGTTGTATGAAGCATTCTGGTTGTACTAATCCAAGAACCTAGCATCATAAAATACGCAATACCTACAGAATGAGAATATTCTTCTTCAAGACCAAACCAACCTCTCAAAGGAACAGCAAACACATCACGAACAAATGGACTCCAAGATCCGAGAAAATAACATAATGTCGGCAAAAATGTCCAATATAAGCCTTCCATTGCTGAAATTGACCAAGAAATCTTAGAGCATTTCATATAGGAAATAAATAAAGACATCGCAAACCCAAAAATATACAATCCTCCTAACACAAACAGAGAACCTGTTGTCAAGTTCATTTTATGTATTAAACAGTGTAATCGTTTTCTTTAAATTTTCGAGAAGGTTGGATCTTTGCAACAAATGGGGACGTGTAGTTCCTGAACACTCAGCCAATGTCATCCATTTAACTTCACAAATTTCTCGTTCTTGTTCATGGGTCATTACTGTATTCAGAACGATCTCACCTGTTGTGACAGACAAAAAATAAAGATGACGATATTCTACACCATTAGTGCCTTTGTACGTTTCTTCAAATGAAAGGTTATTGCATACTGTATAGGTTTCACGAGGAATGTCAGTCTCTTCTGAAAATTCTCGAATAGCACAATTCAAGTCTGTTTCACGATGTTGGCGACGTCCTTTTGGAAATCCCCATTCAGATTCTTCATATCCTCCTCCTTGAAACAAAGAAATAGGCAAGCTTTCAAACTTTGTCTTGGAAACTTCATATTCATGAGAATGATGATCTCTACCCACTCCCCAATGTTGTGTCCAAATATCAGGAAATGACAAATTGGTCAACAATGAATGTTCTCCAAATGTCATATTTTCAATTAATCTTCTGATAAAATCATGATCATGAAGATCATATTTTCCTCTGACAAATTCAGTGAACGCCATAGAATGTTTTCTCCGGACCATGAGAACCTTTACAGATTCTGGATCACATGGAAGTTTTGATGAATCCAGAAGAATTAGTCCACATGACATAACAGGTTTACTACAATCGCGGAACACATGTCCTTTTTCACCGCAATTGTTGCAATACATCTAGTCTATAAAGTTTCTTACGTGTAAACAAATGGGAGCAGGAACATCAGCACCGAAATTAGATTTATCTAATGCTACATTGTCAGTTCAAGATGCTCAGAGACAACTGAGTACACAAGTAGCTACAGCTCAGTCCGCTACGTGGGGATATGCCAAAACTGGATTTTGGATTTTGGGAGCATTACTATTATTAGGTGGAATCGGAGCAGGCTTATATTATGCGTACACCTATTTAACTATCCAAAAATTAGAATCTAATCAAGAAGCTACCTTGGTAATTGATTCTGCTACCTTGATGGATCCTATGTATGTAAACTCAGATATTACAGCACAAGTTAATGCTCAAGTCAAAGGAGATTCTTTATTTTTAGAAAAAGGTGTGGCTCCTTTTATTAATGTAAATTCCATGTCTTGTTTTATTACCCCTCCGGGATCTACTGGTGCCACAGGTGCCACAGGTGCCACAGGTGCCGGTCCTCAAGCACCATGTACACTAATTAAAGGGAGTGTAAAAATATCTTATCATTTTTCAGGAAGTCAGCAAGGATTGGATACAACTACAAAAAACCCGGGACCTTGGGATGTAAATGAAGCCATTGATATTTCTTTAGCTAATGCTATGGGTGAACATTTTACAAATAAGGTAAAGAAAGCTCCAGTAGCCAAACAAGCCGGTCCTACACTATTAGGACGTCTAGGAAGTATATTTAATACGACAGGTAGTTCTGCTGATCTTCTTCCTTACGCAAAAGAAGCTCGTACAGAAGCTTTGATTCCTTCCGCTTCAGCTCCCCTATCTGGAGGACAAGATGGTGCTTACGGAATGCAGTTTTGGATGTATGTACAAGATTGGAATTATAAGTATGGTGTTGAAAAACATGTTGTTTCACGATCAGATCCTACAAATCCAGCAATTATGAATCCTTCAATTTCATTACATCCGACTGATAATTCATTAAAAATTAGTGTTTCAGTGTTTGGTGATGGATCTTCATCTAAATCCGAACCAGCACCTGCTGGACATTCTGGAGCTACTGATGATGTTTATATTTGTGAAGTTCCTGACATTCCTTTGCAAACATGGTGTTCTGTTTCGGTGACATTATTCTCACGTAATTTAGATGTCTACCTAAACGGCAAACTTGTAAAATCTTGTGTCTTATCTGGAGTTCCTAAACCGGTAGCTGGAGATATCTATTTGAACTCAGGTGGTGGATTTTCAGGATACTTATGTTCTTTCTATCATTATCCTCGTATGTTGACACCAGATGACGCTTCTGCCTTCTTTTCTCAAGGAACAAGTTGTACATCTGCTACCGATGCTTCATTGGCAACAAAGACTACAGGATATGGTTTCAAGTTTGGTGTGTATGATGCTACAGGAAAACAGTTAAGCCAATATGTGTTGTAGGACTCTGGGACTGGAAGAAAACGGAATGTTTTTTTGTATGAAATGGTGTTAGTAGAGATTAAACCCTCTGCAAATTGTTTACCGCGCTTAAAGCCCTGTACGCAAACGCAACGGGAATGCCACTGAAAGAGTCCTACTTCAACGTGAGGGAGGGCAAGTGGTACTTGACGGCAGAGGATGCCGCAAAGTGGAAGCCTGGGCCCTGCGTGGTCTGGGAGATCACGGGGCACTGCCCCGAGGGTGACAAGTGCACCTGCGCGCACCTGGACAGGGAGGCGCTCAACAAGAAGAACAAGCGCAACAAGCTTGGTAACTACGTTGAGGCCACTCTGCCAGCGCGCTGCAACTACGTCCTGAAGAAGATCAAACGTGGGGCATGGAGCTTCATGAAGGGTCAGGTCAGGGCAGATGCGCCGTGCCTCGTGGAGCTACTTAAGGTGCTTCCCGATCAGCCGGGTGGCGAGATTGACGTGGACACGGTCCAGTCTTTCATCGCTGCCAACAAGGTGGGCGCCAAGCCCCAGGTCAGCAAGACGGAGCTAGCAGCCATCACCATACAGAAGTGGTGGAGGCAGCAGAATGAGCTCAACCAACTGACGCCAGACGAGGAGAACTTCATGCAGGAGTGCTCCGACGAGCAGCAGGAGTTTGAAAACTTCATGGAGGAGTGTGAGAATGAGGCTGAGGCGGAAAAGGCAGAGGCTTATAGGCTAATGGAGGATGAGGAGGAGAGGCAACAGGCCTTCCTCTGGGCCTGCGAGGTACTTGCAGATTGGAACGAGAAGTTGCAGCTGCAGAATGTCAACGCGGAGCTGGAGAGGCTTCGCGCAGAGGAGCAGAACCTGAAAGAGGTGTGTGCTCAGGAGGAGGCAGCCAAGCGGGCTGCAATGAACTATGCGGCCGCGACGAAGCGGAACGCAGTTGTGGTTTCCTCACCACTAGCGCCCCGCGATATCGGGGTATTGCTGGGAACAAAGCCAGCACCAGTAGCACCCGCTGTGAGGGGTGTCCCGCAAGTTGGGTCCACGAAGGACCTGGAGGACTACTACAAGCTGGGTATGAACCAGAGCTGGTCAGAAATCTGCGGGTATTAGAGTCGATGGACTTTAAAAGGAGGGAAGTGTGGGCAAGGGCTCAACTTTTTTCTTTCAGAAGGTGTACAAACACGCTCTGAGAGGGATTACACGGAGTGGGATTCGAACCCACGCGGATTTCTCCAGCAGATCTTAAGCCTGCCACCTTAACCACTCGGTCATCCGTGTTCATTATAGTTTAGTGTTATCTGTTTAAACCGTTCCAGCTCTTATTTCAAGATCTGTCACGATTTTTTCATGTGGAAGTTCCAAGTAAAGAATTGTACTAAAAAAAGGAGTTGTACGACCATCTAAGACCATATATCTGGTCTTTGAATTTTCTAAAAGATTTGTCAAAAGTTTGTTAAATAATTTGTCTTTTTTAAGAGTGTCACGAATTTTAACCTTACATTGTCCATCCCATCCACACATATTTGCATTGTCACAACTACCTTTAGTCTTAAACTGTCCACAAGGTTTTCTAATTTTTGTAATGAATTCTATAGGTTCATCTATTCTTGTAAAATAAACTTTTTCTGAAAACCAGGCATCCAATAAAGCTTCAACTTCTTTGCGAATAGGTGTATTAGATAAAGCTGTTCTAAGATCCGATTCTCCTTGTAAGTCTTGAGTCAATTCAAATAAAATAAAGTTGTACACTTCATCAGCATACGAAATACTTTTGTACGTTGCTACATCTTCAGGATTCTGATCTCCAAATGTAAATTCAGTTTCTCCTTCTTTGAGAACAGTGGCCACAACATCTTCTGCTACACCGGCTCCTTGTTCAGGAACTACAGGAACACGCAGTCCGCATTTTAATAAGAGTTCGACAATCTGACCATCAGAATCAACTAATTCACGTTCTAATGCAAATCCAGCGTGAAACTCTGTAATCAACGCAAGATAAATTTTCATCTTATCACGAGTAGGTAACTGATCTTTAATGCCAAGGTATGAATCATAAGTAACAAGTTCTCGTAAAGCTTTTGGAGCTGGAGAATTCTTAAAAGGAATCAATAATTCGTTCGGATAAAATAGTGCCTGCATACGTCCAAATGGATCTAAAATTAAGGTAGGAAGTTCATCAGGAAATATTTTTGAGAATGCTTCCAGTGCTTCTGTAGATGTTGGAATACTTAGTTGACATACACGTTCGCGTAATTTAGATAACTTTTCTACTGAAGTTTCTCCAAACGGTTTTTTAAATAGATCAGCAGAATATGTAAATTGACGACCTTTACGTGATACAAATGCCAAACAGTCTACATCATTTCCAGATTGTAAAAGAACTATTCCTTTGTCACCTTCTACTTGTTGGGAATAAAAAACACATCCCATAGTTCCTTCATGTAAAAATACTCGATAAATATCAATACCTAAAAAAATACAGGTATACTCAATTTCTTGTAATTGTGTCATTGTACCATCTCTGAATGCTTTTGACATTCCCGAAATAATTTTAGCAACTCTGTTACGAGCAAGATCATCTGTATCAAAAGGTTTTTTATCAAGTAATTCTGATTCAATTTCTTCAAGATGTTCATCTGATGGAGTTAACCATGAGTGTAAGAATGAACAATTTAAAGATACATCTATTGCTTCATGCGGAGGAGGAACTTCAGAATCATTAAATAGATCAGGAATTGTTTTTGAACTTCTTCCTAATCCTACACGAAAAAATGCGCTGAATCCAGAAGGAATACGACTTCCATTTTTCTTGAAATATGTATAGTCAGTTTTAACATCTAAGAGATCTAGTAGATCATTTGGAATATAAGCAAGACGTAGTTCTTCAAGCTCTGTCTTTGTTTCTCTATTAATGTAATACTTACCTTCTTGAGAATCCGAAGATAATGTTTTTGGTTTATGTTCTGTACGAAAACAGCAAGGAAGTTCTTTTTGATTGGCTGGAGAAATGGGAGGATTCTTGCTGTACCCCGCATAAGAAAATCCTTTTGTACGAGCTATTACAGAAAACTCACGAGTATCTGCTTTTGAATCAGATTGTGATCGTATTTTTCCTCCACAAAGAGGACATGCATCATTTACCAACTGATCTTTTTTCAGGGGTACTTTGTCGTACATACACCAATATTCGGGACAAACAATAAGTCCATCTGGATCTTCCCATTTCAAAACTTTTTTATCATCCATATTTTTTCGAGGATCAAATTCGGGAGGCATAGAATCCATATCAGTATCTTTCAGACCTATAGGTTGATGCGATTGCTCACATGCTCCCGGATAATCAGGATTAGGATTTTCAGGATTAAATGTTTTAGGATCAAACTCTTCTAAACGTTTAATGAAATATGAATACTTCGATGCCTTCTTTCCACGTTTTTGTTCTTCTACTTTTTCTTCAGGTTTAGCTTCTTCAAGATAAGAAAAAAGATCTCCAAATGATTCATCGAGATCATATTCAAATTGGGATACAGCTACTTTAGTTTCTGAAGTTTCAATTTTCTTAGGACATATAGAGTCTAAAGTCTTGGACTTTGGATCACTTAGGATATAACGAAGAATAGATGCGAATAAGGCTGGTCGTTCTATGTCTACTACTGATGAAACAACTACTGATGTTGGCAAAAATTGAAGAACTGGAAATCCACGAGTCTTGCGTTCTAACAATCTAGGTTCATCTTGAATTTTTGATCTAATTGTATTCAAGACGCGTGTAGAGTCTTCCAATGAAATTTTTAATTGTTCTTGAACTTCTTGAGGTGTCAGGAACTCATTTTCTTTCAGGAGATCAATGATGTACAGATCAGAAACAGTCAATCCTTCCAAAGCATAATCTGTTCTCAAAAATTTGAATACATCAGGATGTCTGCGATCCTGATCAAAAATTGTAGATAAACAACCAAGTCGTCTAGTATCCAATTCTTCTAATGGTTTACCGAATTCTAGATCAAACTTAATTTCTTGAAGTGACCAACGACATCTTTTTAAGTCTGTATCAGCAAAAAATGGCGAGATTGAATCTAAAGTCCAAAACCATTTACATAATTCTTCACGTAATTCTTCAAGATTTCTAGTTTCAGAAGAATCTCTGTACACACCAAATGAAATATCTGTTGCTGAAATAGAAATTCTATCAAATGATTCAGTTGACTTTCCTCTGTACAAAACAAGTTTTGGACGACTTCCGGGAGGTTTTGTCTTTGTCCACCATCTTGACCACAAAGCAGTTTCCAGAACAGGTTTCTTTGTTTTGACATTATCAGTAAAGAATTTGTGTCGAGATACTTCTGTTTGAGATGTAAACAGAGTTACGCATGGAATCTTTGTAGAAACTGTGAGACCGTAAAACATCTGTTCAAATCGTGTTCGGACATGATCTATTTCAGTATCAACTAATTCTACAAACCAGATAGCTTTTAATAAAGCAGTTTTCTTAGGTGCTGGAGGATCTAAGCTTAACAATTTTTCAAGATGTTGAGAATTATTTTGGAGTAAAGTGATTTGAGAAACGGGTAATTTCTGAGGAGTTCCTGTTCTCAGTAAAGGTGTATAGTTTCCTTCTGCAGGAATTACCCAGAATCCACGTACTTTTTCTTTTTGATAAAAACTCATGAAAAGCTTGGAATTATCGGGAATAGGAGTTTCTGCTGAAATAATGCGTGAACTTATAACAGATTGTTTTAAAGGTAAACAAAATGATCGTTGATCTTCAACTCCAAAAATCCAATATTCTGTGAATTCTCCTACTGGATCCCATAAATCATGTAATTCAGCAGGATATGTCATCCATTCATCACGATCATAGTTTTTGAACGGGGGGTGAACTGCAGGAACTCGATAATCAGCACAATAAGAATCCAACATTTCTCGTTCTATAGGTCTACCATCTAGAGAAAGACGATGAAAAAGTAAGTCCCAATTTCGTTTATCTTGAGTGTAATAATGCCTAGAAAGTTCAATCCCAATTAAGATGTACAAACGATCAGGATGAATGTCCATAGCTACACCAATATGTTGACGAACTATGTCTACTGTATCATCTTCAAAAAATTTGACAGGTCTACCCATATTTAAAATTTTAGTTGTAAACATCTTATTTTTAAATCAATATAAAATATAAGATGACTTATTATGTCAAAACAGATTGTAAAGAGTTTACAAATTCTATGAAAGAAGAATTAGAAAAATATGGTATGAAAGAATCTTCTAATTTTCCTGTAGATTTTGTATTTTTATCAGGACAATGGGAATATTATAAAAATCATATTAATTTAAAAAAATCATTATTAACAAATTTAATTCAGTATCCTGATATAACTGATAAATCAAAATTATATGAAAAATTTAAAGGTGAATCATTTATAAAAGATTCTATAACAATAACAGATAAAATTCCAGAATTACCATCTAAATTTTTAAAAATATTAAAACCTGTTGATGGATTTTCTGGAAAAGATATTAGTATTGTAGAAACTCGTGAAGAAATTGAAGAATGGATGAAAAAACATAAACATCCAAAATGGGCATTACAAGATTATATAAAAGAACCAGCTTTAATTAATGGACATAAATTTCATTTAAGAGTTTATGTTTTAGTTATTGATACACATGTATATGTCTGCAATAAATCAGAATTTTATACTTCAAAGAAACCTTATAAACAAGATAATTGGGATGATAAAGATATACATGAGTCAAGTTATGACATTACACCAATAAAAGAACAATATTATCCTGAAACTCTTCCAGATGGATGGAAACGAAAAACTGAATTTAAAGATATTTTTAAAATAGTATTAAAAGATATAAAATTAAAACCTGATTGGAATTCAAAAAATTCTTATTATATATTTGGAGCTGATATAATGTTTGAAAAAAGAAAACCTATTTTAATAGAATTTAATAAAAAACCTGGATTAGTTGAAGAATTATTTATTATTCCAGAATTATTAAAAACATTATTTAATAAAAAATCTTTATTTGAACAAATTTTATAAAAACGAATTGTTTTTTATAAAAATTTGGATAACAACTAAGGCAAAGAATGGACTTTATTCAATGGGTAATTTCAGTGACACCACCTGCATTCTACCCTGAAAAGGGAGAACAGCTCGGAGCAAAAGCACCTCTTCATCCGGATATTGTAATCCCGACGAAGAGAGTGTGGACTGGAACACTTTATCCACAATCGCCTACAGTTGGTACACCAAATGGCACGCCAAATGGCACGCCGGGTTTCTGTTAAGACAGATTACAGTGGTGTATCTGAAATAGTCATACCGCAATATTGAGTTGGATGTTGATTATAATTGGTGGGGGTATATTCCCCATTTTTCATACAATCTTGTAATAACTTTTTAAAGTTTGACCAGAATTCAGGAGTATGTCCCATAGATTCTGTCATTAAATGAGCCATTTCATGAAGTAATACAAACATCACTGTATTTTCATCAACAAATGGATATGGTTCTTTTTTATCACGAATACAGACTACTATTTTTTCGCCTTTATTTTCAGAATAAGATGTGCTAGACGCATCAATATCATTTTCTTGAAAAACTTCAGGATTAAATTTAGCGATCAATCTTTGATAAGGAGGATCTGCTGAAAAATTAGCATCAGACCTAAATCCTTCTACAATCTTGGTAAGATTCTTTCTCAATTTTGAGATTCTGTCTGCTGCTTCCTGTTTATCAGGTAAATTTTGTACATAATAAGTTTTTCCATCTAAAGCACTTCGAACTGGGACATTGTTTTTAGGTCCAGATAAATATGACATTCCTAGAAAAAGACCAGTACCTGCAAGAAGTGGAATCATTATTTAGGATTAAGAAAAAAGGGTTTCCCCTTAAACAAATTTATTAAACTTATGTGCTTCAATACGTATCAGCGCCATATTTGGTTCATCACCAAAGATGGTCTGGTATACTTGGATAAAAGTCTGACCTGGAAGATCATCTCGAGTCAACGCAATCCATGCCAAAGCATGAATTTTATTAAGATTCATTTTTTTAGTCCAGAACTTACTGTCTACTAAATTCGTTTTAAAAACGGATTTGAAATGTATAGAAAACAGGTATCTAAATACTCGAATACCGCTACTATGGCGCGCCCGTCTTCTGTACAAGAAGTGGAGGAGAGATGCCGTTGGGTGGATGTCTTTACAATGGCAAACTGCTTTTACGACTCGTTCAAGTGGTGTAGGATTTATCCTCCCGCTGTTGGTCTTCCCTGGATGTCTAGCATGGCACCAACGTTTATTGCGTTGATCTGCTCATTTGGGAGCTTTTCGCGCTCTGACGGAACCAAGATCACCTTGTCGTACATAGAATGGAAAAAGGCAGCAGAGATTGCGTGGCACTGGGTAAGCAACCCGGTCAACATAGAACTGCCATTGCCGTTGCCGTCGGTTGGCAAGGCAAGATCTCCGCCAAGCGGTGGGGATGACGAGGGCTTTGGCCCAGACGAAACAATCGTCACAGCTGGAACAGTCCCTTCAACGGGGTGCCCAGATTTGTGCGAGACAGTGTTTCTTAATCTGGAGGATGAGATCTCGCCAATTACCCTGGAGGGGGAGTGAGGGTGAAAGTCCCTTTTTACGTCTCGATGCCCTTACGGAAGGAATCCGTCTCAATCGTAGATTGATTCCAGGGACCCGTCGTGGTCTGGCCTTGAGGATTAGGATCTTCGGCACGAATATCACGAGAAGGATTACGGAACGTCTGAGACACACCAGCTACTGCCGTATTAGTGTGGTATCCGGCCTGAAGAAGATTCTGACCTTTGAGGTCATCCATGCTACCGGGGTTCACAGCCGCAAAAGACGCACCTAGAGAACCCTTGGGAAGAAGTTCAGACGAGGATAGCGTGTTCTCAGTATAAGTTCCCTGAGAAGCTGGGTGGCGAGCCTTTAAGGATTCTACAGGCTGAGCATTTCCACCGACAAGGTGACTGCTAGCACTCATGGGAGGACCATCAGACAAAGGGGATTGTACACCGGCGGATCCAGAAAGTTTATCCATGCCTTCGGATAGCATGCTCTTGGTACCAGAATAACTATTCATCATAAAAGCAAGGAGGACGACACCTCCTAAAACAAGGCCGAGTTTCATAGTCTGAGACACTTTCATATTTATGTTCAAGAAAGGAAAAAAATGGACGAGAATGATATCCCAGCTTTTCAGTAAATGATTCTCTTTATTTTAACAACCTTGGCAGCAACACTTTTATCCTTGATGTACATTGGACAAGCTCAAGTCAAATATTTAAAAGATCATTGGTCTGAATTACGCTGTAACCCGTTTTATATGCCTATGGCGAGTGTAGTTGGTGTAGATCCAATGTCAAACTTCATGAAATGTACAAATAAAAGTTTTGGAGACTATGCTGGTGCCGCGATGGATCCTTTACATGGACAGATGTCTATCGTCGGCGACTCTTTATCCTCAATCTCAGGAGCCTTGAGTGATATGCGAGGTCTGTTCAGTAATGTTCGTGGTGGCTTCGGAATGGTATTTCAGATGGTTTTTGGAAAGATAGCAAACTTAATGTCATCTATGCAGTATCTGATGATCAGAATTCAGACCTTGATGGGACGTATTGTTGGTGTCTTTGCTACGATCATTTACAGCTTCTATACTGGTATGGAGACTGGTCAATCGGTATGGAATGGTGCGCCTGGTAAGATCGTGCGTGGTTTGGGAAGTTTATAGTCTGGTAAAGAAATAATGTATTTATTCTTGGCAGTAAATGCCGCTGTTATAGGTACTATAGTGTACCTACAGATTTCTCAAAATATTCAAGTATTACGCAATAATTGGAGTCTGTACAGATGTAATCCTTTGTACATGCCTCTTGCTGGATGGATAGATCCAGATACAGGAACTGCTGGAAATTTTCAAAAATGTATGAATTTGATGGGGAAAGATTTAGTTGGTGGAATGACTGATATTTTTGGAGCTCAGATGTCGTTAATTCTTGATTCGTTAAGCAGTATCTTGAATCCTCTAAAACTCTTTCGTGGTTTGATTACGAGAATTCGTGGATTTATTCTGTCCTTTACGAATTCTACACTTCAAAAAGCATCTGGGCCATTGAGTGCGTTTTCCTTTTTACTGATCAAGATTCAGGATCTCATTCGCAAAATGACAGCTTCAGGGTATATTTCTGCCTTTTTTGGTTTGACAGCTGTATCTTTTATTGAAGGATTTGTAGCTCTTTTTATGAATATTGTTAAAGCGTTCGTTATTGCTATGTTAGTTATTGCTATTGTCTTGGCATTCTTTAATTTTCCTTTGTTAGCACTCGTCTTATTTCTGGCATCACTTCTTCAGAGCGCATAAAAAAAAGAAAGTCTGTTAAATACTCTCCCTATATTCCTTGTACCTGTTGAGTCCGTGTTCTAACTCCTGTAAGTTCTTGGAAGAAAGTACATTCTCCTGCAAGAAGTTTATGAGCAGGACACGTCTCGGTATCCGAAGCTTTTTTATTGGATCACGAGCCCAGCGTCTGTTGTCCGTCTGAAAGCCTTGGACCATGAGGGCCACATGGCTTTTTTTTGTAGCAAAGTCAGCCATTTTTACAGTTAACATTTTTACAATAAAAGAGTCCGTTTTCTAATAAATTCTAAGGTAATAAGAAAAGATGAATCGCACAATGCTTGTCGGACTCCTATTTGTGGCAGCACTTGCTTCTGGACTATTAATGAAGTTTGTACAAATAGATAACTTTGGTCAACGTCAAGCACGACCGGTCACAGGGTCGCCCATGGGACCTTATGATGAACAGCCTAGAGGATGGTCTTCTTCTGAACCAATGCCAGTAGGTAATCTTCCTCAGAATGTAGCTCTTGAACAGAATAAGCTTATGTACCTAGAAGGAAACAAATCAGCCCCTGAATGTTGCCCAGCATCCGGTCTGTCTTCTGATTCAGGTTGTATTTGCTTGACTGGCCAAGATCGTAAAGAAATGAACTCACGCTTCGGTAATCGTTGAACAATAAACATCTTTCCCAACAATAAATGAATTCAGTGAAACCATTTAAAAAATTTTTGATGGAATTGAACTCTAAATTCCCTGAAAAATTTCCAGTAACTCGTGTACAAGATGAAGATGTTGAACAGTTTCATGCTGTTTTTGTCGAACATTCTCTAGAAATTCTTAAAAAAGACGCTGGTCTCTGGTCTGTTCCTCGAGTAATCTTTGGCCAAGACTTATCCGAACTTTGGAAAGATGAGGCATCCCATTCTGTCATCTGGGGAAACATGCAAGGATGTCTATTTTGTTCCATGTTCCACGGTAAGCTAGAAGATAAACTAAAAGGTAATATTCCTCTGCTTTCTACCATGCTGAAGTCTGTCATCGGTGAACGATCTGAACTTGATGATATTCTGAATGACGAGACTAAACAGTCAAGCATTACTGAGTTTCTTGAGTTCCTGAAAGAAACTAAGATGGCAGGTCTTATGATGTCTGTATTTGAACGACTAGATTTTTCTCAGTTAGATGTTGATCTATCTTTCGATGACATTCCTAAAAAGATCAATGAACTGCAGAATAATCCTTCTATCCAAAAAATTCAGGCAGACTTGAAGTCGTTTATTGAAGAAAAGTCAAGAACTGGAGAATTTACGAAAGAAATTGTGATGCGTGATGTTGAATCCATCAAAGTAAAAGTTCAAGAACTATTCGGAAATGCGTTTAATGATGTTCTGGGAACTCGTAAAGCAGAAGTTGCCCCCGAAGTTGTGACTGCAAATACTCCCGAAGCACGTAGAGCTCGAATGATCGCCAGAATGAAACGAAAATTAAAAGAGGGCAAGAAATAATAATGAGTGAACCAATCTGGTATTCCAGTCCTTCTATTTTATTTTCACAGGGAACATGGCAGAAGTTTGTTCCTACTAAGGATATGGACGTACCAACTGCCTTGAATTCTGTAGTCAGATTTACAGTATATTTTTCGGTTCTGTTGTACGCGTGTACATCTAAACACGAATATCTTCTGGCAATTCCATTAGTCTTGGTAGTCTCTGCGATTTTTTATGAATTGTTTCCAACTACTCGCCCCTTAGTTGAAACATTTCATACGGCTGTTAAGAAATTAACTCATCCGACAGCATCGAATCCTTTTATGAACCCCTTGCTGACAGAAATTTTGGATAATCCTGATCGTGGTGATGCGGCGCCTATAACCGATAAGGCAGTAAAGAAAGAGATCGAAGAAGCATTTCAACAAACAGAAGAACTGTACATGGATACCAGTGACAGATTTGATATGGCTCAGGCCCAGAGAACTTTTCACACCTTACAATCCGCTAAAATTCCTAATGATCAAGGTGAATTCTTGAAGTTCTTGGCTAAAGGTATTGATGAACCGGACTTTTCTAGCGCATTTCCAGCAAGAAATGCTAAGGTTAAATCGGAGGCGTACGTTGAAGCTCAAGGATCTTTAGGAAGTCTTCCTAACTCGACGAGTAAGCCTACGGGTGTTTCTCCTACTCGGCCGAAGGTGTAACGCATCCATCAATTCTTTTAAGGAGCCCTTGCTGCCCGGAGAACTTATTTCTTGTCCATTCGTTCTCACAATAAAATGCGGATATCCAGTAATCCCTTTTTGTTCACGCAGACTCGGAGATACTTGTGCACTTTCAATTTCAGCAAATTTATATTTCTTACCCATTTTGGTTTTTAATTGATTCCAAAATGGTTGAGTACGAATACAATAAGGACAACCGGTCATATGAAAAAAGACCACTACATTAGGTTGAGCCAAAATTTTTGAAACTGTCATTTATTAATATAAATGGAATCTAATTGGAATGGATACTTGAAAGCTCTTGGAAAGGCAAAAATACCGCAAGATACTAAAGAATTTCCAACTACCGAAGGAAATACAGAGTCAACTGGATTTGTGGAATGGAAAGCTAACACTAAACAACAAGCTAAATATGATCCAATGTCATTAAACTGGAAAGGTGTACAAGCATCAGAATCTGCCGTCTCACAATTCCAACCAGTAAATAATAATCAGAATAAATAAATGTCTTCTGTTATTCCCTATATTTTTATGACTATGCGTGAACAAATTAAAATTTATCATTGGCAGACACTTTCTTATCCAAGACATGTTGCTACAAATGATCTGGTAACAAAATTAGACGCAAGTATTGATCAGTTTGTAGAAGTCTATATCAGCAAATATGGCAGACCTCAGTTTACCGGAAAAACTTCAACAATCAAATTACATAATTACAAAGATTCCGAAATGACTAAGTTTGTACAAGATGCTGTTTCATGGTTACAAAACGATCTTCCCCAAAAATTGAAAAAAACAGATACTGAACTCTTAAATATACGTGATACGATTGCCACTGATCTAAATCAGACATTATATTTATTCACTTTAAACAAATAATGATTGGTACACCATCGCAATATAAACCTTCTAAATTATTGGGAAATCCTCCTACAGAATTACCGAAAGGTTCTTATTTTTTATCTTTAAAAGATCCTGAACTTGTTGCGTCTTTATACGTAAAACGCTACGAGGAAGAATATGTAATTCGTGATGTTTTTGTAAAAGAAGATCGTAGAGGAACTGGTTTGGGACGCAGAATTATGACAGAGATATTAGAATTTTTAAAACCTAAAAAAAAGAAGATCATACTTTATGTTGATCCTCAAAACAAGATTGCCAGAAAACTTTACAATTCTCTGGGGTTCCAGTTTATTAAGAAAGCCAAACTTGGTGACAAGTTACTTATAGATCCCACGCATAAGTGAATACCACTTGTATACGTCATAGTTCTTGTAGTTATTGATACAGTCAAGTTGCTCTGAATATTTTTCGTCTGAGAGTTTAGTCAACTCTTTGAGCACTCGTACAACTGGTAGCAGATAAGCAGAGAAAACCTCCATAATCTGTTCCGGTGTTGCGCTGTCATTATACTCATGTGTCCTTGAAAGACATTCCAGACCCATCATGCGCCTGCGAAAGTTTACGTGGTGTACATTGATGAGATGGTTGTACTCTTTGTTGAACTGAGTAGCAATGATCTCATCAATCCTTGGATTTTTGCCCATACATGCCAGAACTTCCGTGTCTGTCATACATGTCAAATTGAAGAACGAGTCTCCAATAAATAGTGGCTTCCATGTTCTCATGTCTGGTGAACACGGATGTTCATCTCCATAAGTAATGTCCCAGATAACATTTTTCTTGATGACTTCGAAGTCTTCAGGAGAAAATGTCTTTGAAACTTTCTTAAATAGCGGAATTAGATCGTGTCCAGTATATTGCTGGACAATTAGCTTTGTTCCTGCGTTGACTACCTTTGTTGTTACATTTGTAAGGAACGACTCACGTTGCTCCTCTTCCATGAACTTAGGGTAAAATAAGATATCAATGTTGTTGGTCTCGTATTTGTACGGTCCTCTCTTGAGGAAACCCATACTTTTCAAATAGGAGTCCAGAAATGCCTGATGGTCAGGTTTCTCGAAATAAGGATCAACGTGGATAATAGTCCACGATCCTCCGAGTTCTCTGACAAACAGTGGAAATATCTGATTAACCCTGTCATCGTATTTTTCAAGCGGGGTGTGCGAAGCAGACCCAATGCCGATATACGTGTACTCTTTAACTTTGTCCATCAAGCTCATCTTTTTGGTTGGCTCTAAACATTAAAACTATCCGTTTTACTACAAATGTGGTGGCTCTGTCTAGGAATTCTTGCTTTGTTAATTGTATCAACTTGGCATCCTCGTGAATTTATGACAAATGCAGATGTACAAAAGAAACTTGATTTCCATGCGGGTAAACCTACATCTTGGAACATGAAGAAAAAAGTTCCAGATACTAATTCTCAATTAATGGGTCCTCGTATTCCATCTGAACAAGAAAAAGAAGCCGAAGCAGCAAAGAAAAAAGATGCTGCGGATACATCATCTGTATATCCAGAAGTTTATGGTCCTGAAGCAATACAAGTTCCTGGCCAATCAGCTATCTTTCAAGATACGTATACATCCTTTGCTGAATTTCCTAAAGGTCCTGAACAGCCGCAACCACATTTAGGAAATTATTCTAAATTCCAGAAATAATGGAGAAGTTCCGTGGAAAAACTGTTCTCATCCCAAGGTCTCGTGAATGGAAATTAATTGATGAAACTGATAAGTATTCGGGAAAACAAAGACGTGAATGTAAATCCGTCACTGGAAAAGAATGTATGTTATATCCTTTTCCTGCTGGCATGAAAGTTTTGTCCATGTTTAAACCTCGCAAATGGTTAGATCCTTGTGCTGGTTGGGGTGACCGACTCAGATGTGCTATTGCCTACGGATGTGAGTATTTGGGGGTTGACACGAATATAGACATGGCTCCTGCTTACGAAGCTATTCGTCAGACCGGTGATCCCGAAAAAGTTCAAGTAAAATTAGGACGTTTTCAAAGTGTCCGTCTAACAAAAAAATATGATCTGGTATTTACCAGTCCACCATTTTATACAAAAGAAGTGTATGCGCATATGAAAATCTGGGAAACAGTAGGAGAATTCATGACAGAATTTATGAAACCTTTATTACGCAAATCCTATAAATATTTAGAAGATGGTGGACATCTTGTGTTGTACATTGAAGATAAAGGTGTAGATTCTTTTATTCTTTTGATGAAAGACTATGCTGAAAAGATAGGATTCACATATGAAGGTGCGTTTTATTATGAGGCTAGTACACCTCGTCCGTACTACGTATGGGTTAAAAAAATGACTTGAGTTCACCAGTTCTAGATCCGTACACTTTGACGTTCACAGGATTTGCGATGGGTGGAGCAAAATCTTGGATATCATTGAGATAAAATAGGTAAAAATCTAGTTCAGAATAGATTTTTGCGGCAGCGTATCCTACTACACGAGCATTCAGATCGGCTAGATCACCAGCTACATTATCAGGATTGTTTTTGCCGAACATCAAATAATACGATCTCATAATTAATTTGATATCATCATCAGACTGACGATCAATGCGATGTTTGCTTCCGGACATGGAGAAGACTTGGTCAGAAATACGTTGTTGAATATGTTCAATATTGGAATCTGAAAAAAAGGTAGTGTTCAACGGAGTTGCTGTGTGTTGATGACCTATTAATTCACGACGAACATCTTTATAGATAGGTTCAGCAGGTTTGTACAGATATAGTGGCGGTGTGCCATCTTTAGTACGTACATCAGGAACACGACCAGAGTTTCTGGGTGCGGGAAACTGTTGAGACGTTGAAGTTAAATTGTACTTATTTTCCACAGATTCCGGTTTTACAAAGTTCATTTTATTCCATAGCAAGTTTCTTTTCAGGATGTCCTAATGTATCCCAAATAGCATTAATGTACTTAATATCTTCTGCTGTAGGTACTTCAGGATAAGGACGGTTTGTTAATCGAATAAAGTAATAGATCATAGTTCCTTCCAAGGTCAGCGATTCTTTTGTTGCCTGTCCGGCTACTGCAGGATACATAAGTCCATACGCATATCTGTGACCAAATTTGGTGTCCATAAATGCCAATAAAGCTTGAAGATCAGTTATGACATCAATAGTAAATTTTTTTGCGTTAAATAGCAATGCCATTTACTTCGGGGTAGGTATTAAAAACCTGCGAATTCGAACTTTCGTCTAAGTTAAGAGTATAACAAATGTCTGCTAGCTTGTATTTTAACTATGTGTATGCAGCCGATGCCAGCCAGACTACCACCCTTAAAGTCACTGGTGAACAACAAGACGCACCACCAGCGGGCGTTAGTGTCGATGAAACTGTAGTGGTTAACGTTACCGCGTCTCAATTAAACACTCTGATGACCGTTGGAGCTCAATCCGAAGCCGGTGTAGGTTACCCTACTGTAACTCTAGATTGGGAATCTGCGGTAGGTAATGCATTAAACACAAAGTGGGCGGCCTTTATGGGAGTTACTGGACCGGGTGTTGCCCCCGTAAATTTCGCTGATGATTCTAGTCCAGCAGTAGCTAAGCCAACTCTACAAAAAGTATTTTCTACTGAGACGTTTGCGTATACTGCCAATCCTACTAGCCCTCTCCTCAAGATTCCCCCTGAAGCAATTTCCAATGTAGACTATTCTGGTGCAATTTCTATTAAAAAAGTAGGAGCTGATCTATCAAAAACCGTTATGGCTGGAGGCGGTACGATTCTAGGAGCATCTATTACTGCCGAGTCAGGTGACCTATCTGCCAATGATAAGAAAGCTGTTCGTGGTCTATTCTTACAAGCCCTGGCTGCCGGAAGATACCAACAGAGCAGTACCGCGCCTCCTAATGGTTCTGATCTCCCATCTGGAGCATCTCCTGGCTTTGCCTTTGAGACGGGAGATATTGTCAGCTTTTACACTGTACTCTCGCTAACGAAGACCCGTACTTTCATCCCTGATACCGATAATACTACCGTAGAGGGTAACTCAGGAATGAAGTTCAAGGTGAATGGTGTCAACGTGATTATTGGCGGCGGAACCAGCACCGCAGATGACAGTGTGGCTTCCGATGCTAAGACCTGGACTGTACGATGGCAACTAACTGTAGCTTAAATGTCTTGATTAAATAAATGTACAGATCGCGCATAAAAACTCCTGTTTTGTTGCCTCCAGTAGTTACTGTACAAACTGATCAAATTAAAAATATTGTTCTGTTAGCAGAAAAACAGACACAAATTCTGTCTATCATGTCAGCGTATATTAAAGGACAAGCAGAGCGTGATCCTACGTACACAGCTCTAAAAGTCTTGAAGGAATCAATTACGTAAAGATTCATATAATGCTGAATGTAGAACTTCTGTAACTTCTAAGGTTAATGAAACTTCTCCACCCTTTAAGTTAAGAAATTGTCCATATTCATCAAACAGAGAAATCTTAAAAAAACTTATATCTGTAGGTTGTTTTAAGTTATATGTTTTAGTTAATAAATTTGATCCATTATCATAAATTATATCATTCTTATTCACATCAACAACAATCTTAGCAAAAGATGCTAGATTTGAATGATCTGGATGATTATGTTCAACAACTCTCCAATCAGAATTTAGGGACAGAAAGACATAATTTGATCCTAGAATATCAGGTAATGCTACAGCTGTAACACTTTCTGCGTACGGTGTCACTCTTGTTGAAGTAAAATTACCATACGGAGGAGCACCATCACGAAATCCCAGGTTGTATCCTAGACCCCAATTATCGATTCTTCCTGCGAACTGTCCTCCAGTAAAATTAAGACTAAATTCATCATTTGCTGAAATAGTTATTAATCCAGAAACAGAGTTCAAAATTACAGAAAACTGTTTTCCAGGTATAGCTGTATTCAATGCAGTAGCAAGAGCTGTTTGTAAACAATTGTCTAAATTAGTATCCAATGAATAGTTTCCTTCAGGAATTTCTACATTAAATGATTTTGTGCTGTAAGTACTATCAGGATTTTGAGTTGAGGTTGATACAACACAAGTAGTATTTCCACGACACCTCGCAAAAGTATACCATGTATTTGGAATTTCAATTGAAGAAAGACGTACAGAAACTACATTCTTAACTTTGTTAACCAATTTAAATAAAAAATCAGAATTGACATCCTGACGATTAGTACGAAATCGTGAATCTACACTGATAACATGAACTTGTACAGCTTTATCATATTCTACAGATGTAGTATGGGTAGCCTTAGTTGGAGACAAGGCACCTAATTGAGATGCTTGTTGATGTGATCCTCCAAATTTTTGAAAGTCTTCTTGGTCTTCAAGTTCATCTTCATGATGATCATCGCCATTAACTTCTTGTTCAAAACGATTATGTTCAACAAAAAGTTCTTTGGGATTTACCTGAAATTCTTCACGAGCTTCTGTATCTTGTTCTGCCAAAATTTCCAAATAAGTCTTTTCCATTTACTTAATCTTTTCAAATAACTCTAGATCATTCAACCACAAGTTCTTTGGAGTCAGTGCTTCCAATTTTTTAATAGAAGCTTTCAAAGATTCTAGAGCATCCCGATGTTTTTTAGCAGTTTGTACACTCAAACTTCTAAATGGCAAGTCTAGCAAGTAATCGTAAGAACCATCAATCTTGGCAAATTTCTGTGTCTCAAGAAGTGCGGAACATTCTTCGAGAGTCTTACGTTTCAAGTCCGGAACAGGCATGTCAAAGCATTGTTGCGTAATAAATTTAACTACATTTTCATGGAAGGGTAGTTTTTCATTCATTTGAGCAAGTTGATAAGCCTTACGTTTCACATAAAGGTCTAGACGAACACCCGCAAATTCTTTGAGAATATCAGTGTACGAACTATACTTTTGAATTTGGCATTTAGAATTGAATGCGTGCATATTAGTCAATTTCAGTTTGTACGACAATGATTTCTCCAGAATTTTTCTGTGATCAGGATTACCAGTCATCTTAATTTTGAAATTAACTTGCGTATCAGTAGAAACATTTGTGTATCCGGAAATGACACCCAAACTTTCTTGTTCATCAAGCCATTCCTTGTAATCAGACGTCCATGTTTCCACAGGTAGTTCCGTGATTTCCATGAGGTCACCTTTTACAGACCATGATCCTGAAACAGTCAAGTCTTTTACAGAACCTTTGAATCCAGCATACCACGGTTCCAGATTAATATCTTCAAGTGAACTTTTGTCCTGAAGCCATGATTTCAATCCAGCAATAAGTACATCAGGATTACATGGCGGAATAAAGGTTGAATAACCAGTACCAATTCCACGAGCACCATTAACTAGGATCATAGGAATTACAGGAGCATACCAATACGGTTCTACAGGCAGACCATCATCTTCACGATAATCTAGACATCCTAGATCATCTTGTGGAACCAGATTCGCAACATATTTTTGGAGAAATGTGTGAATATAACGAGGAGATGCTGAATCTTTACCACCTTGTAGACGTGTACCAAATTGTCCTTGCGGAACAAACCATGGAAGATTATTAGATCCAACAAAGTCTTGAGCCATTCCTACTATGGTATCATTCAATGATGCTTCTCCATGATGATAACCAGAATGTTCAGAAACATATCCTGCGAATTGAGCAACTCGAATTTCTGATTTCAAGTTTCTCTTGAATGCTGAAAACAAGATTTTACGCTGAGATGTTTTCAAGCCATCCATCATATTAGGAATTGATCGTTCCAAGTTATAGTTAGAAAAGTGTATCAAATCTTTGTCTACAAACTCAGAATAACGAACTTCAGTTGCTGAAGTCAGAATATCAGATTCACGATGACCAGACAACCATGTCTTACGTTGATCAGCCATTGATTTGTTGAATGCCAATTCAATAGACTCATCATCTTTTTTATCGGCGTACATATACTTGACTACATTCATTGACTTGAAATATTCACGAGCTTCTGCAGGAGTTGAAGTACCCAATCCTTTGTAATACTTGATATTCCAACCTGTATTTATCTTTTTCCATTCTTCGTATTCGTACTGAGTAAAGAATGACAAGACCTTAGATGCTTTCGTAGCTTTGACAATTGGAGTTGCCATATACGTAATGAATCCAGGAATCAGAATCAGATCGTGCCACAATTCATGAAACAAATTGATTAGAAGACCACGAATGTGTGATCCATCATAATCTTGATCTGTCATGATAAGGATACGACCGTAACGCAAAGTCTTGGAATCCGCATACTTCTTGCCAGATTCAAGACCCAGGATCTTTTTCAGGTTAGCAACTTCCTCAGTTTGCTCAACTTTTCTAGCCGATGTATCTTTGACATTCAATAGTTTACCACGAAGAGGAAAGACACCATAACGTGCTCTCTGATCTTGAGTCAATCCAGAAACTGCCATAGACTTAGCTGAGTCGCCTTCGGTCAAAATCAGTGTACATTCGGAACTCTTTTGCGTTCCAGCCAATGAAGCATCGTCCAATTTTGGAACAACAATCTTTGATACTTTACGTCCATCTGTTTTCTTTTGATCTTTTTGATCTTTACGTTCTTGTTCTTCCAGAACCTTTTCTACCAACTCCAGTTTCAACAGTTTCTTGAGGAATTCAGGACTCAGTTTACAGGATACTTTAGAAGTCAGAACTTCTTTAGTTTGTGATGAAAATGAAGGATTTTCTACAGAACATTGAATGAATACAGCAAGAAGTTCACGAACCATTGATGGCTTAACTTTGACCTTCTTTTTGGTTTCAATATGTGCTATAATGTAGGAAACGATCTGGGACACGATTTCATCTACATGTTTACCAGAACGTGTCCAGATACCGTTGACAAACGAAACCGTCATCAACTTATCTTGCGGGGAATCGGATACAGCAATATTCCAATGTTCTACTGATTCAGTAATCAACTTAGTTTCAGGAATATACCATGATGCGTAAGCTGTAAGATCCTTAAATTTTAGTTGTTCAGAATTCCAGAATACTTTGACATCACGTCCGGCAGTCAGAGCCAAGTCGTGTACACGACGATGAATAACTTTGAGCATTCCTTCTGGGATAGAAGTCATTCCAAATTTTTGAAAGTCAGGTGTCCATACAAGTTGAACAAATGACTTATTCTTTGTCTTTGAGAGAACCGGTTTCCCAGTTTTGGTCATATTGTCTTCAAAAGTTTGTACATATCTCAGTTCACGCTGAGAATCTACGATTGTGACTTCCAGACTTTTTGCAAAGATGTTTACTAGTTTGACACCATAACCGTTCTTTCCACCAACAAGTTTCTTTTCTTCTTTGTCATAATTTGTAGATGTCAACAGTTCCCCGAAGATCATCTGAGGAATCCATCCGTGTACCGGATGTTGTTCCACATCTATAGCTTCTCCGTCATTTTTGATTGTCAGAGAATCAGAATCTATTGTGACCCAGATATTTTTTACAGGATTGGTAGACTTTCTCTGACGTAGACGCACAACATGATCGTGTGCGTTTACCAAAAGTTCATCAACCAGTTTGTAAAATCCAGGATTGAATTGAACTGTTTTTTGTACAAATGACGTTCCAGAAACTACATAATGTTCTTCAGGAGCAGTTTCAATACTTCCGATATACGTATCAGGAAGAGAGTAAATGTGCTCACGATGAGTATGCTTCTGATACTTGTCCATGTTAAATACTTAATTCTGGGTTATCTATGAGTAAATCCATTTTGGATTTTAGTATAACACGTATTAAAAACTAAAAATGCCTCCTCGTAAAAAAGTGCCGGAAAAGATTGCTGAGACACCTGTAGTTTTCTTTTTAAAGATTTCCGAAAAGGAAGAACAAGTAATACCCGTAGGACAAACAACTTCTTATTCAGAGATCTTAGATAATTCGGTGAAACAAGATACGGAAAGATTCTCAGCGACTATTCTGAGACCTTTGCTAGAACATATTCATGATGAAAAATATTCGGAACATACTGCTTGTTTTTGGTGCTGTCATCAGTTTACAGGATTTCAATTCAAGATTCCAGTATCTTATAATACCTATAAAGAAACATATACTTGCGAAGGAAATTTCTGTTCGCCGGAATGTTGTCTGTCACATCTGTATGCAGATAATACAGTTTCAGATAATAATCAATGGTATCGTCATTCGTTGCTAATTAAGTTGTACGGATTTTTGTATAAGGATCCTATTTCTCCAGCTCCGCCAAGAGAATTACTACGTTTATTTGGTGGCCCTCTAGATATTAAACAATTTCGTGAATTTCTTGCTGGAACAAATGAAATTATTCTTTCTGAGATGCCTCCTATTCGAACGGTATTTCCATCAATGAATATTCAGGGTCCTCTGCGAGATATCAAGAAATATGTTTCTCTGGCAAATGATGTTATTGATAAAGCTTCTGAATCTTTGCGTCTAAAACGTAGTAAACCCCTGCAACAAAATGTACAAACTATTGATATGTGTATTAAACGTTAAACAGCTAAAAGAAAAAAATGAATAGTCAGATTGCGGATCTTTTGAAAACTCAGATGATCCTTGGTGGATCCGGAAGTTGGAAAGCTTTTTTGGGTATCACAGTACTCGAAAAACTTCTTCATTATTTGCCCACATCTGTACCGCAAGGATGTTGTCGTCGTGCACAGCGTGTCATAGTAAACAAAGAGATCAAATCAGTTATCACATTTGAACGTGAAAAAGATGATAAGAAAGCTACAACGTTTTTCCAGAATAGGATGGATGCTGTAATTCATTCAGTGTCTAAACTTCCTGAAATACGTAATTTACTCTCTATTACGCATCACGATTATATTCCTCACGAATTTGATCCTGTACAAATAGATGTGGACTTATACTTTCAACTTATATCTATTGCGTACACAGGTGGAACAATTGAACTTTTGAAATTCAAATTGTTTTGCTATGAACATGAAAATCTGTTTCTACAGCAATATGTGGAATCTTGTTCTCAAGGATATGATCGGCATATGGCAAATAAGTTGGGAACACAGAAATTCTTTTTTGATATGATGGTTGATCAGAAAAAACCTGGTATTCGTAATCCTTTACCATCAAGTCATCTAGTCTTTCAGAAACATAAGTTTGTGACTTCTCGTACATTTGACAACGTGTTTTTCGAACAGAAAGAAGCAGTTCGAGCACATACTGAATTCTTTTTGGAGCGAAAGGATTGGTATGACAAAAAAGGTATTCCTCATACTTTGGGATTCATGTTTCATGGTTCACCTGGTTGTGGAAAGACTTCTACAATGAAAGCTATTGCGAATGTTGGAAATCGTCATATTATTAATTTACATTTGTCCGAAATCAAGTCCAAAGAACAGTTGAATCATCTCTTTTTTAATGATGAAATTAATGTTGTAGATGGTGGAAAATCTGAGAGGTATACAATTCCTGTTGGAGAAAGAATGTATGTAATTGAAGATATTGATGCTATGGGAGATACAGTTTTGCGTCGTGAATTGAAGAAACCGCAAGAAAAGAAACTTAAAATGGATGAACTAGGTAACATCATTCAAGAAGAAGAAAATCCTGTAGATCTTTCCTTTCTCTTAAACTTATTGGATGGTACCTTGGAATCTAGTGGCCGAATTATTGCGATTTCAACTAATTTTCCTGAACGAATTGATTCAGCATTGATTAGACCTGGACGCATTGATATGATTATTCAGTTTCGTAAATGTTCTGCTGCTATCCTGCGTGAAATGATTGAATCATTTTATGATCAGACACTGGATGATAGTCTTGATTCTTTAGACTATAAATGGTCTCCTGCAGAAGTAAATCAAATATTGTTCCGTAATTTTAAAGATATGTCAAAAGCGGTTTCTGAACTATCTTCGTTGACTCCTAATGAATTGTACGGATTTTCACGTAATATTGAATAACACGTAATGTGGTATCTTCTGTTTGTGACAAACGCAATACATTGTTTCCTTAAAAATAAACCTTTATACGGCCTGTCATTTTTATTTTTGACATGTACATCTCTAGTTATATGGGAATTTAGCGAAGAACATCATGATCTAAAATGGTGGATAGACCAGATAGCAATCTGGACTATTATTGGATTCGGATTGTTGAATGTAACATCTTGGTATCCAGTTATATTCGTGACATGTGTTGGCATACTTCACGGATATAGTTTGTGGACTGGTGATTACACATGGTATTCGTGGATTCATATTCTTTCTTCAGTAGGTCATCATTTAATTCTCCAGAACTTTTAGTGTAAGTTTCATCAGGAGTTCAATGTACTGCCAGACAACTTCCTTTGAGGCAGGTGACATTCCTTTCACATATTCTTTCAGTTTGTAGATCACGTTCATATCGGCGTTCTTCTGAGTATAATCTTGATCCATAAAGAAAGATTCATCGCGGGCTACGATCTTATCTTGAAAGGGATCAACAACTTCAGACTTAATGTAATTAACTGCTAACATTGGATTGGTATTCCGGATCAATGTTATTGCTGTTTGAAATCCTGAGAAATCGGGATCTTCGGGATACATTTCTTTGAGTTCACCCAGAAAGCTCAAAAATTGATTAAAAAAAGCATCCAGGAATACTTTGCGAGACATTATTGTTTTAACAGTATTTTATCGTTAAAATTGTTTAGGCAGGAGGACAAGAGTCCATAAGTGCATTACCAGTAATAGTTCCAGCTCCAATAATAATAGTTCCTATGCCACATCCCGTATCTGTTGTTGGACTATAAATTGTACCATCGTTTGAAAAAGCACCACTAACAAAACTAATTGAACCTCCGGCAATATTGCTAATTTCACCGTTATTATTAAACGTGCCAATACTGACTTGAATATTGCCACCACCAGTATTATTAATTATACCGGTAACATCATTTATAAATGTTCCGGCGTTTATTTGAATTGCGGAGACGTTATTAATTATTCCGTAATTATTGGTATTTCCAGAGATTGATTCGAGTGTAAGATCACCATTATTCTGAAAAATGCTATAGTTTGAAAATGTACCTAATAAGGTATTAATTCCACCGCCATTGATGATCGTACCATTATTAGTAAAAGTCTCTCCACTACGTACACGAAGAACTTGTTTATTAAAAATTGATAATGTTTGATTTGATGTAATTGTTGTATTAGGATTCTTTAAAACCCAGCCCAGTAGAACGTCATCATTAGCAATATCTTCTAAAAAAAGATTTTCTGGTGGCGGTGGCGGTGGCGGCGGTGGCGGTGGCGGTGGTGGCGGTGGAGCGTATTCTGAACTGCTAAACCCTGTGGCTAATTTTATTTCTGTATATGGTATATTAGATTGGCTTCTTGGTCCTTCAACTCGTTTATTAGGATTCCATTTGCTGAATGTAGTAAGTAGCTCAGCTCGTTTTTTTCGAGTGTATGTTGTCACAGACCTATCAATAGTAGGCATTTATCTATTGTATATATAAATGCTTTCTACAGGCGAATGGATTCGTAATAAGAAGTTCTTGGGACTTAGAACTAACTTAAGTACTGATTCGATCCCTGTATTTAATTCTGCGAAAGCATCAGATATTCAAGGGATCTTAAATGTTGGGTCTGTACGATCTATTCATCAGACTGGATCATCTAGAATTCGTAATGTAGCATCTGATCGTACTTCTTTGATTGCCTTGCGAGCTGGTAGTTACTTATCTAAATCAGAACGTTTCAATACAACAACTGGAGTTTCAAGAGATATTCCAGCAACAACGGTCAATTCTTTATGCGGTTGTCAGACTGGTACCGTAGAAAAACCTGGTCTATGTCCTAGATGCCGATAAAAAATAAGTACAAACAGTAAATGCTTTCTACTGGAGAGTGGATTCATAATAAACGTTTACTTGGTTCTAGACCACAACCTGGTTATTTTCCCAATAAAGGTGTACCATTCGGAGCTCCTTCCAATAATACTACAGCTAAAGCTATGGTTCTAGCATGTATTGATCCTCGGTATACCTATGCCGTTGAAGAATTTTTAGTTCGTCAATTAGATTCTCAACATTATTATGACCTATTTGCTTTAGCTGGAGCTTCATTGGGAGCAGGTGCTACTGGGACTGCTATGGCCGGATTATACGACCCAGCATTATATCAAGAAGTATTTTTTGAACATTTACAAATTGCTGTAGCTTTACACGCAATCACAGATGTGTATGTATTTGATCATCTAGATTGCGGTGCGTACAAAAACTTTTATAGTCCACCTCTGACTGGTCCGAATGGTCCTGATTGTGATAAACAGCCACACGTAAACGTAATTAATTTGATGAAAACTGAGTTAACTACTTCAGGGTTTCCTTCTATTTCAGGATTAAATGTTACAGGATATATTGTTGATTCTCCCGAATGCCCTGCTGGAACTGGATGTTTTTCTCAAGTTGTAGGTACAGCTGCTGTACCTCTTGTCCCCCCATATTGTACTCAAATTCCACCAAATACAGGTGCTTCTGTTTTTGTTCTTGGATGTATCGATCCTCGCTATTCTGCTTTGTTATCACAATTTCTACTTCAGTATAAAGATATTCAATTTAATTATGACTTATTTACTTTGGCTGGAGCATCTTTAGGTGTAAATCAATCTTATCTAGCAAATGGCACAGTAAGATCAGTTGGACCACCAGCAAGTGATCCGTATTCATCAAATTTAATTTCTCATTGGGGTGTCAATTGGGGACCAGTATTTTATGATCATATACGTATTGCTCTGGCAATCCATAATATTACTGAAATTTGGACATTTGATCACTTAGATTGTGGTGCGTACAAGCGAATCAAGTTTGGGGATCCAAATAATCCCGATCTAGATATTGCTCCACATACAACTGAACTTCAAAAACTGATGACGAATATTCGTTTAACATTTCCTCAATTAGCCTTCAAGGGGTTTGTTATGGATACAGAAGGTAATATTACACAAGTTGTTAGTTCAGGAGGTGGTCTTGTGATTCCGAATACCAAAGCACCCGGATCTTCACGTATTCGTGGATACGCTTCATTGAATACTGATCGTGTTGGACTGAATACAGGAGATTATAAGATCAGATCAGATTCTACGGGGTGCTCAGGAGGGTCATGTAATCCTGCTGTACAGATTATTAAATTATGTGATTGTATTCCTTCTTCGCTGGAAGGAAATACAACTTGTTCTAAGTGTAATTCCCGTATCAGATAAAAACGAAAACTTTTTTGATGGATTTGAGTACACAAAAATGGAGACTCTTATTTTGTATTATACGGAAGGAAAGGGTCCCCTGGCAAAGTTGTTCCATGAAAAAGACAAGGACTTGTTGCACGAAATAGATGTGATCAACAAGAACATGTCAGAGATTATTCGAGTCATCAATGAGAACTTTGTTTATCCAACACAGCCACTTCTTTTGTTAGACGTTGACCTGGATAAACATTTGTGGACTCTTGGGAATCATGGTGGAGACACAGTTACGCTCGTGGTTGATCTAACCTTGAGCATCAGAATAGGGACGGAGATTGTCGAAGTTTACTTACGTTGAATTCCTCCAAATTCTTTTTTACGTTGTTCTTCCATTGCTTGCATACGCTGTGTTACATCAGAAACACCTTTTTCCAAGGTATTTTCAGGTTTAGATTCAGAAGGTCCTGAAGGAGCTGGACCACCCAGAAAAGTGTACATACTGTTTCCTTCAGTTCCATGAGATGTAGGAGAATTCCAATCTGAGAAAGCTTCTGTTAAAGAATTCCGACCTTCAAACCCCCAAGCACTGATGTCGCCCACAACCGGTTGTTGTTTAGTAGGCAATTCAGCTCTAGAATTAGTAGGTTTTCCGATGTATCCAAAGATGTCTTTTCCGACGATGACCTCTTTAGATTCAGGATTGTACAGAGTAGGAACCTTTTTTAAGAATTCAGGAATTTGATGGCGAGGCAAGGTTTCAACAAGAATGAACTTGTACAAGCTAGTTTTATTTAATGCTTTCAGAGTTTCCATAATTTGTTTGCTGTGAGGACAACGTTCACTATAAAATAAGTATGGTTGAGACATTTTGCTTCTTGTATTGAAAAAACGGAAATAAACAAGAACGTGACAATTATAAAGAAAATGCTAACTGTAAAAAAGAATACACCTTTTGTGCTAGATGTTGAATTTCAGAATTTCCCTTTGACGTATATCAATGCCTTGAGACGTATTTTGGTAGGAAACTATCTGCCTCAAGTTGTACTTGCCGGTACAGAAATTGTGACAAACTCAACACAGATGCCTCACGAAATGATTCGTCATCGTGTAAGCCTGCTACCTGTTGCTGTTCATCCAACAGATGCTGAAACAATCAAGAATGCTCTAGTCTCTTTGGTAGTAATTCCAACTGACAAAGAACGGCTTATTACCACAGATGATTTCACAATTGAAAAAGGCCCTTCTAGTCTTTTGATGAAAGATCGTGATCTGAACAAACCCCTGCTATTCATGAAAGTCAGAAAGGGTGAAGAAATTCATTTGGGATGTAAACTAAGTCTAGAAAAAGGTTCTCATGTATGTACAGCAACGTATAAATTTCATACTGATCCTGAACGTCTCAAAGTAGATCGTGAGAAGTTCCTTACAAAAGAAGGAGCTGATCCACGTGAATTTGATAACTTCTATTATCAAAAATCATATTCTGTCGATGAACATGGACGTCCTAATTGGGTAGACTTTCAGATTGAAAGTGTTGGTGTGATAAAATCAAAAGAACTTCTTGGAATGGCAAACAAGTACCTTCGTAAACTTATTGATGACTGGGTTTCAGATGCTCTAGACAATATTTCCCGAGAGTCCGAGAAACATGTATATTCCGTAAACATGAAGAAAGGTGATCATACTGAAGGTGCTCTGCTACAAGAAATGATTTATCATGGAGGAAAGACAGGATTTGTTTCTTATGATATCTTACATCCTCTGCTTAAAGATATGTCTGTACGATGGATTTCTGATTCTCCGCCTGAAGAAGTTCTAAAAGAAGTTCAGAAAAAGATTCACGAATATTCCGACATCGTTGAAAAAGCTCTATAGAATAATGGACGTACTAGTCTTCGAGCAAGGAGATTATGAAATTTTAGAAACAATAGATTTCTCTGAAGAAGTTACCAAGCCTCAAGAATTGCGATTCTATACCTTGGATGAACAACTCAGAGACTTTTTTGAACGAAGTATTTCAGATGGTAAACCAACTAAATTTGAATTGAAATCTTTGATGTACGATCGTGATCGAATCAGAAAGGCATATGAGAACTTAATTGTAGCTACTGATACTGAATATCAAGTTGCTCAACACCGCAAAGTAAGTATTCCATGGATTAATCCTGTGTATTCAGATTTTAAATTGAAAGCGTATTCGATTGACAAAGAATTTTTACCTTTGATGGAACCTGTACGAATTCGTCAACCTAATTACTATCAGGGCCTTATTAAAGCACTTCCAAGACCTTATTCTTCTTCTGGTGGGTTTCAAACAGTAGGAACTTTTGTTAACGATGAAGGAGAAAAAGCAATTAAAGTTCTACCTGGATTTTCAAGATCTAAAAAAATTATTCAAGATGATGGTTCATTTATCTTGGTCGATCTACCTATGTCCGAACAAGATGATATTCATGTAAAAGGTTATTTTTTGGGTAATCGTGGTGTCTCCATTCCGAATCCGATGGATCATCCTTTCCTGAAATCTGAAAAACCATCTTTTTATCCTACCGAATTTGACTTGCTAGATGTATTTCCAGGTATCGAAGCTATTATGGAACACGGAATACCAAAGACAGAAGATCCTTATGAAGAAGGCATGAAATACTTAAAAGTGTACGACTTACAATTTTCTCAGATTCCTTGGTCTCTTTGGAAAACAAGATTTCCACCAGCTGATCAAAAACATTCTTCAAAGCAAGTTAAGTCTCTAGAATTTCCTAAACATGATGAAAAAGCACCATCTGATATCTTAACAAAGTCTTATTCAGATTGGTATCCTGCTTTTAATGAACGATATTGGTTAACTAAACAGACCGATTCAGGATGGTTTGTTACACGTTTATTAATTTCACGAAGTAGTCAACATGGCCTAGTAGCTTTGGGTTCTCCTGAAGGACCTATTCAACATCCTCGGGCAACTATAGATATCTGTCAACATTTGACATCTGATTTTGATGCTTTTTTGAATTCGGGACTATATCGTCTAGGAAAAACAGATAAGGAAGGAATTGAAATTGAAGATGGTACTTGCATTACAGTTGGTCATATTCAGCAAGAAAAGGCTGTTGCTGTAACAAAAGGTCGTTTAGGATGGACAGAGTCTTTGGAATCAGATATTCAAACTAAGTATGCAAAAGTTCTCAAAAGTTTTGTACAGTATTCCGATAAAAATTTTACGAAATATGAAAAGTTTGAGTCATTAAAAGAATCAGAATTACGAAAAGATATCTTGAGTATCCTGGATGATCCTGTGAGAAGTCCACAAGACAAAGCAGATTCTATAGAACTTATATTACGTAACACAGATGTCCTGGAAAAAAGATACTTTGAGAATGGTTTATTTATATTGTGCCAGCATACAATGTCTATCTTGCGAGGTAATCTAGAAGAAAATCCACGCAATTTTTATGTTGAATGGACGGCTACGGCGCTCGGAAAACGTGTATGCAAATTTTGTGGTGAAGAAATTTCAGGAGAAGTAACCGTTGCTACTGATGAATATGATGAATCGGGACATCTTGTAGCTACATACGAATCATTAGAATCTGAAGCTTCTCAAGAAATTTCAAGTTATTCTAATTCATTAACTAAGTTGAAATCTGTATTCGATTTAAATCATGGAGGTGAAGTTGGATTATTCTTATTGATTGCTACATTACAACTTCTTCCTCACGAAAGTCAACTTGTACCTATTCTAGGATTAATTCGAGAAATCACAAAGTCACTGAAAGCTCGTAAAGTAGCTAAAGCAGATCAAGATCGTATTGAAGGAATTCTGTGTATTCCTGCTATGGTAATTTTATTACAAGTTCATCAACCTTTTTTGATTCCCAAAAGATCAGTTAATAATAAACCGTTTAAAGTTTCAGGATATCCTCGTGATCCTGGTGAAGAAAGTCCTGTTCTGGATTCAACACTCACAATAACAAAAAAACTTCTTGAAGAACTTCCTTCAACTCGTGGTCCTCTAAATGAACTATCTAAACAAATTCAGGCAAAGACGCAAAAAGTACGCGAAGAAGTTATGCCTTTCTTAAAAGTATTTGCTTCTAAGTTCAAGTCCTTACTAGAATCTGCTCGTGAAAGATATGAAGAACCACTTGAAGATGAAGAAATTAATTCAATCTTGTTTCCCGTTAAGTCTGTGGCTGTACAAGTTCTGCCAGGAAAAGAAACTACGGAAACAATTGGAGACTGTGAAGGGCGTGAATTAGTTCGATGGATCACAAAACGACCTCCTTCTCTATTACAAATTCCTTTGAAACTTGATGAAAAAATGAAACCTAGTCCTGATCATGAACAAATTTTGCCTGAGACAATTGTCTTACACTTTGTTGATATTCCTAAAAAAGACTTGGAGAAAAATGTAAGTCTTGGTCTTCCAAAAGAATTCAAGATGTTTGCTGACTTGAAAGGTGATTTTTTTACATTTGTTTCCTTTTCTTCAAGAGTTCTAGACATTCTTGCTACAACAACATTTGATAAAAAGAAAATCCAAGAAATGAGAAGTCTTGTCGAAGGAATACAATTGGCATCATCATCATATATGCGAGACGTAGCAAAAGGTCTGTTCTTCAATATTTTACATGATATCCCAGCTACACCATTGAAAACTTTATTAGAATCTATTAAAAATGATCTAGTTTTCAAGATGTTTCTTCAGTCCAAAGAAAAGGCAATGAAAGCAGAAGAAGAATTGCGTACACGTGAAAAGAATGAACTGAAAGCAAGATATCGTGAGATGTCAGATACACGTCGCGAACTTGTCAAGATGTTAGTAGATGTTGGTATCTCAGAATTTATTGTGACTAATGAAGATCGTAGAAGATTCGCACAAGAATTTGATCGTAAAGTAGAAGTTGAATATGATGAAATGATGGTACCAGAAGGAGACTTTGAACGAGACTATGTAGAAAATGGTGATCAGCCAGTAGACGTTATGGGAAATACTTTAGAAGTTGATTTTGGAAATTATGGTGAACGAGCTGTCTTAAATTATGATGATTATACTGCGGTTCAAGCTTTCGACGAAGAATAATATATAAGAATAAATGAGTTTAAAAATCCGACTAACACGTTCTGAGAATAAAGATGAAGACGACACGATTTTAATTCGGCGTAGACAAGTGTCCGGATTCTTAGTTAGATTTGTTGATGGAAATGCCCCAAAAACTGTCTGGGTTTCTGAAAAAACTTCTTTTGAAGTAATTGATTATCTGGAACGTATCTTTGCGGGACTGAATGATATTGATCCTTTTAAAGGTGTACAACTAGATATTCCCGGTTATCCTCTAGTCTATCGAAGAGTTTCTGATATTGCTCCTGAAGTTCCTAGGATGCTTGAAACAGTTCGTGATTGGCTTATGAATCCGCCATCTTCGTTTTCTCAATAATGTATTGACGAGACTTGTACAATGTCAACCTTTCTTGAAATTGTCTACGAAATGCTGGATCAACAACATCCAGTATAAGTGGATGAACTTTTCTGACACCTTTTTCTTGACGCATAATTCTTCCTAGAATTTGATCAACATCCGGTCGAGAAGTTGCCATCATAAGAGTGTTTAAAGACGGAAGATCAAATCCTTCTTTACACATTTGGTAAGTACCCAAAAGAATACGTTTAGTTTCCATCAATACTTGACGTTGATCTGATTTAACATCTCTACTCAAGATCCCAGAATCTGCTCTCATTTTTTCAGGAAACATGGACATCAATTTCTTTGTATGTTCTACTCGATCAGTTAACACGAGAATACGACGTTCTGGATCAGAATATACATCTTCCAATATTTCTACAAGGAATTTGTTACGCTCTTCCGAAGCTACAACTTTGTTTACCATCAAGGACGTAAACATTACTCCTGAAGGATTCAAAATTATTTCATTGAACTTTGGATCGGAAGGTTCAAATTCGTAATACTCAACTTTTGCTTGATCATCAACTTTATCAGCAGTATTTGACTTGTAAAGCAAAGGACCTAGCAACCAATGAATAACATGCATGAGACGATCTTTACGTTCGGGTGTTGCTGATAATCCAAGCATATATTTCGAAGTAACTTTTGGAATTGATCGTGAAAAGCAATCGGATGCTATATGATGACATTCATCAACTATTGTGAATCCAATATGTCCAAAGATAGGACCATAGTCTTTCAAAGATAATGATTGCAACATAGCTACTATAACATCCTTGTTATCAATGTCTACTGTGTCTCCTTGCAAGAATCCTATGCGAGCTTTAGGTAAGAAAGCTTTAATTCTGTCTACCCATTGATCTTTAAGGAATGTATTATGTACCAGGATAATTGTTGGAACTTTAAGTCGAGATGCGATATACAATGCACAAATAGTTTTGCCACCACCGGTTTGTAAAGAAATAATTCCATCATGTGGTTCTGGTTTCAGAAAAGAGTCAACTACGGGAATCTGTACATCTCTCAGTGATCCGTTAAAGAACCAGTGTACATCTGGAGTTTTCGGAACATCACGATCTGTTTTCAGAAAAGGTCCAAAAGTTTCATGACCATAATGTTTTGGAACGTATAGATACTCATCATCTTCTGTAAACAGTGTATGCTTTTTAACAAATTGTGGTTTCACAAATACAGAAGGAATATAAGGTTTTACGGTGAGACATCCTTTAATGTGATGTACGTTTACGTCACGTTTAAGAATTCGGTATCCGCGTTGACAAAGCATTACTTATTTATGGGTACACAAACGGCCATCCATTTTAGATAATCGTATTTATATATGGTTTTAAATGTCGAGCCATATTAGCAAATCGAGAATCCATAGTTGTAGAAAAGATTTGTTTACAGCAAGCTAGTGTGAAAAAATCGATTAACAGTTGAATATTTAATTCCTCTTTTGTTGTTCCAAGATCTTCAGGGTTTGAATAATGTATTCCTTTACTTTCCGTATCAAGAAGTTTTGATAAAATAGGTGACTTATCACGAGAACTCCATAATTTTGCGTATTCTGGATCATCAGTTAGGACAACACATCCAACTCCATTACTTAATAACCCCCTATGTACTAATTTAATATATAATTGTTGAAATCTTCGTTCACGAAATTCTTTTATTTTAAATCGATCAGTGCCTCGTAAGTGAATTCCCCATTTATCCTTTAAGTTAAATAATCTTCGGCGCTCTTGTATAGTATCCACAATTCTTGGATGAATAACCTTTAATCCCATAAACTTATAATCCGTATAAAACATTCTGTTTCCTGTACATATAGCAACTACAACATCAGCATCATATTTAGTTAATACTTGTAACTCAAGCTCGGGTTTTGTGTTAACTATTTCTTCTGTTAACGGTTCATTAAGTCGATCTTTCCAATAAGCCGGGTAAACAGATAACCCCGTCAATTCTTCCATCTCAAAAGAAGGAACACCAATTGAAAAATAGTTATAAAATGAATCTCCCCAAATAGAATCAGACCAATCTACACGTAATTTCATATTATTTTTTTGAGCAAATTCAATACACATCGCAAGACATTCAAGACGATCGCCAAACCCCATCAAAGATTTGACAAGGAGAAATTTCATTTATATATATGTAATAAATGTGCATTGCTGAATTTGTTGGGACTCTTTTGTTAATTTCAGCTGTAGCCTTTGCCAAGACTCCCGTGTACGTTATTGCCGCATTTGCTGTAGCAACTACAATTGGATCTGATCTGAATCCTGCGGTAACTCTGTTCAAGTGGATGTCTGGAAAGGTATCTCAGCAAAATGCTCTGTATCTTGTAGGAGCTCAATTAGTTGCCGGTGCGTGTGTCGGAATACTTTATTCTATGAAGAAAACATAAATGCAAGTCTACGATTATAGTGGAGTTCTTGTTTCGAAGTCTTCTCCAAATCCAGTACTGACTACTACAAAACGTACAGTTTATCTGGATTCTGGAGATCGTGATAGAACGTTCTATCCTACAAATGGTTCGTATACACTATATCTTCCACGTGTGTACGAACGTGTCGTATCTATTTCTATAAAATCTGCTGAGTTTCCAGTGATTACTGAAGCTAAAACATTAACATCTACCGGAGTAACCGGTTCAACTCTTCCATCTACAACTCTTTATTTTTTACTTGAAATTGATGGTTTGAACCGATCGGATGAAACTGCTATAAGTGGAGATCGTTCAGCACTTACAGATTCTGTATTTGGTAAGTTTCAGATTTATGATTCTACATTATCAGTAATTTATACTGAAAGCAGTGGTCAATCAATTGTTCAACGGTACTTGCCTCCAGTAGGTCGTATCGATCGCCTAAAGATCAGTACACGTCTACATACTCAACCCAGAGGTGATACTATTTTCTGGCCTCGTGAATATGGTCTAGCTCTCGAAATTGAAACCATGGAAAATTCTTTTGATAACTTTTCAAGTATGGAAACAAGACTCCGATAAAACGAATTTAGTTAGATATTTGTCTTGAAGCAAAAAGATGTCGTCCAAGTCCCTGATTAATCGGAGGCCTCGCGTGCTACCAAGTAATGTACAGCATTTTCATCAGGCGATGATTATGAAGCGAAACAAGATCTTGGCAGTTTCTCATAACATTCTGGGATCTAGGTCTCGAGGGTGTGGGTTTTCAGATCAGACTATGCACGCAGAAAAATCAGTTGTGAAAAATCTTGGCGATTTGTCACAACTGAATGGTGCTACTTTATTCGTTTATCGCTTTAATGCGCACAATGAACTGAGAGATTCTAAACCTTGTCCAGACTGCCAACAATTTCTAGAGAAATGTATGCGAGAGTATGGTTTGCGTAAAGTTGTCTATTCGGTGGAGAAGTGAAAACGAAATGTTTTTTTATAGAATTGTAATGTCCAAACGGCAGCACAAGATGGCTGAATTAAGCGCTGAACTCTTTGAGGAGAGCATGCGGTATCAGGAACCAGATTATGCTGAAGCTCGTGCCTTTTGGGCATACCAAGATGCGTGCGAACAGGCGCGTCGCGACAAGATCTTCACGGTATTGAAGGCAACAAGGCACTTCTGGCGCTCCTTATTGGGGTTGTCAAAGCTTCGTGGAAACAGTCCACTTAAGCCTACTGGGCCGTGGTTTGGAATTGAGTACAAATAAATAAAAGTCCTTCGGGACACTTTTTACTTCATTCTTTTCCCTAGATGTACAAAGGTATCAAACGTAAATAAGAAAAATATTCCTGTAAAAATGTAGAGAAGCATATCTTGGGTTGCTGGAGTTTCACGACCAGTTTGAGATTCTTGAATCATCTTCATAATGCGTTCAAGTTTAATATCTTGAGCAGAAGACTGAAATTCTTGTGGTGCGTAAGGAAAATCAGTTCCCCAATTTGAAGGTCTAAATGGTTGAGAAGATGTTTTTTTATTCAGTGTGAACTGTTCTCTCGTTGAAGGAACAGTTTCGGGGTTCCAGTTGTCTTCATCATCTTGAACAATAGGTAATGAACCTGATAAGTCATCAATTCTTTTTTTATGTGTTTGTACAGCATGAGCTGATCGATGCTGAGGAGTCGGAAAAATTCGAGCTTCCTTGACAGGATCACGTTTTTCTTCAGGATGCTGCTTAGAAGTCATTGAATGACTTTTTTTGGGGAAGGATCCCCAAACATCTTCTAAAGTTGAATATTGCATCACTTGTTTTGAAGACCATAAAAATTTCCAGAGGTTAAACAAATGAAGTTATCACAGTTAGAAATGATTTTCTTAGGAGGTTCTATCGCATATGTTGCTTTTTTTACACACCCTCCTCCCCAATTCGTTCAACATATTTTAAGTTCGCCTTGGGGACATGCAGTCTGTCTGCTTGGTATTCTGGTTGTAGCTGTACGAGTATCCCATTTAGCAGCCTTGTTTGTAGGAATCGCGTACGTCCTGAGTTCTAATCCTACACTTGAATATTTTGAAGAAAAGAAGGAAAAAGAAAAAGAAAAAGAACAACCTAAGTCTGGAGCACCTGAACCTGACCTAAAAGGCTTAGCAGGAAAAATCATGGCAATGCAAGGAAAGGATGTAACAAAACCTCCTATGCCAGCAGCTGTTCCTAAACCAGCATCACCTGAGAAAAAAGAAGAACATTATAGTAATTTTTCATCATACTAGATAAATGGTGTTAAGCCATATTAAAAGTGTGACTGGACTATTGAATGAGAATACATTTTTTGCAGGAATAATGTTACTTTTATTAAATGTAGGATCTCGATATATTGTCCATGAATTTTCTACAGATGAAAAAGAGTATTCAGAAAATATTCTGTTACGTCGTATCTGTATCTTTGCTGTCTGTTTTGTCGGAACAAAAGATGTGGTTACATCCTTAATTCTGACTGCTGGATTCGTAATCTTAGCTTCTGGACTATTTCGCGGAAAAGAAGGATCCAAAGAAGGAATGTCTAATATGGCTGTAGGAGCTGTATCGACATTTGGAGGAATGCAAGATGCTAGTCCACCATTATTTTCTGAAAAAAAAGACGGTGAATAATCACAAGTCTCTAGCTTTTTGTAGATCAGGGTCATCTGGTGCGAACTCATTCCAAAGTTTATTGGACTGCTCTCGCGTCCACCCTCCAACCTCATTGTCATCAAAGCCCCACACTAACATGACAGCAAGAAGACGTCTTACGTTGCCATAGTAGCGGTAGAACAAGAGCATGTCCCAGATGGACAGCCCATTGACTTTTGTGAACATGCTTTTGACAAACGGGTTATCATCGCTGATCTCCGCGTCTTCATCAGGGCCACGCTGTCTGTAGTCGTACATAGCCTTGCTGAAAGGCCTCAATGCTTGCTTGACAAATATGTCTGCAAGATCTGGGTTGTTTATTTCTGACATGAGCAACGACATAAAGTCGGCGGCAACCACGTCAGGCGAAGGAGCGCCCTCTCCAGGCGCAAAATATGCGTACATTCCTTCAATTTACCGGTTCGAATTTCACTAAATTTTAATCCGTTTCTATAAATGAACATCATTGCTTTAGTTGTAGCTGTCTTATGGGTGGACTTAATTGGCATTGTACTTTCATCGTACAAGCTTCTTGGAACATATTTACCCGAATGGTATGCCAAATTCGGTCCTGTAGCTGTATTATCTGATTGCCTGATCATTATTTTGGTAGTGATGTTAGCACACTTTATTTATCCTGGAGCAAGTATTCTGGAACTTATTTTGCTAGGTTTAATTCTTCAGATGGTTCACGATGGTCTCTTTTATCTCCTGGTGATCCAGAAATTACCTGATGGTCAAAACTCTGTAATCGATCTATTCAAAAAATATGCTGATGAATCGGGTTATCGTATTTTAATTGCTGATGCTCTCATGGTTACATCTAGTATTCTGGGCCAGTATTATCTGGAGACTCAGAGTATAGAAGTTACTTCATTCCTAGGGTTTCTTGCTACGTATGCGATTTCTTATATGATATATACTAAGTAAAATGGGCGGTGGTCTATTTGGAACACCTTTGTACTTAAATCCTAAATGTTTGGCATTTTCGGCATTTGTTCTTGCAGTGTATTGGTTACCTCATCCTAAAGAATGGAGTCATCGTGCAGTTGCCGCATTTTTGTTAGCATGTTCAGCATATGTCTTGATGGCATGGTATGATGTAATATATGATTGCAATGATCATTTGCGTATAACTATTTTAGGATGGATGTGGGGATGGGCTAAACCTCCAGAATATCGCAAAGGGTTTGATGCTCTTCCTGTAAAATATAAAAAGATTGTACGAGCTGTAGATATTGCTGTTTTAGCTGTAGTTGTCTTGGCATTGGTATATCCTTACTTACATAAGTAAAAACGAAATGTTTTTTTATAGAAAGATTACCCGAAAAGGCAAACATGATCTGGTTATTAGCGGCGCTCTTGAGCACGGCTTACGGCCAAGCATGCGTTTGCTCCGTGCAAGGTGCATACCCGGCCAACTGGACTGGGGGCATCTACACAAAGCCAAATGGCTGTGTGATTGGCGATAAATACACAATGCCACACAGCTACCCTCACGCACAGATTTGCAATGCCTGCGTGGCAGACACTTGTACATGCTGTAGAGGGACAGACAACAACTACCCGAGGGGGATCAACCCTCTCGACTCAGTAGCAGCCAAAGAGCCGCCAGAAGACAAACGCTTTGATCCGATGATTGTACTTTACGTATTTTCTCCGGTCTTTGTGCCATTCGCAATTGCCGCTCTTATGATTACAGCTGGTTGTTTGTACATAGCCATCTTGTTCTTGCTAGATTGCTGCTGCTGTTGCTGTTGTAAAAAGCCAGATCTGGATCTTCGTGAGCCAGTGGTACTTGAGCAGGTAAAGGTAGTAGCTTAAAAAACAAAGAAAACAAAAGGGTTAAAAGCCCGCATTTTTAATCCGGAAAACGGAATGTTTTTATATGAAAAGATCATTAGCGGGGACACAAACTAGACTATGTCGAGTTTTACTTACCCGCCAGAGACTGAGACAGTGGACAAATAGAATTAAATATTATTACCGAGGATACTGAATGGATGTTAAATGGTGCGACCGCTCTTGTCGAATTGTCAGAGTCTAAGCAAGTTTTTACCTTGAAAAACGGATTCTTTTTTTATAGAGATAGCAGTCTGTGGGAAACTTGAAGGAGTTCTTACTAAGTATATGATTTCGAAAGAAATTTAATATAAAGTGAGAATACTGAATACGGACTCACGGAATTGGTTTCATCTCAGAAATCATAGGAAGATCAGAACGTCAGGTTGAGAGCTTGGCAGATGTGTGATCTACAATCTATTGCGGAAGAACGGGGCAATAGATAGGTTTAACGTACCTTAAACGAGGAAGGGAGGATAACTCTAAGATTGTAGCGAAGGAGGAGCGTACAATCTGTGTCGGACAACACAACAAAAACCGAGGCCAGAGAGAATGGTAAACAACGAAGTAGAGGGAGTCGTTGTAAATGAGTTATGATTCCTTATATGAATCTAGAGTACTATACGATTAGCTGTCTTATAGTACTCGGCAAAGATGTAGGCATACATTTTTGCTGAAAACGGAATCTTTTTGTATAAAAATGTAGAACGTAAACCCAGGATGGACCCGCCAAAGATGGATCTAAAGATTCTTTCTGATGAAGAGAAGGCAAAGATACAGAATGAACTGAACGAACTTCTCAAGATCCCAGCAGGAATGCTGACATGGGGAGAGGCAAGGAAAATTGGAAGGCTCAAGAAAATGCTTGGGAAGGATAAAGATTAGGCTTCGGCCTTTTTTTATAACGCGAGAGTTCAGAATTACAGCTTAATGCTCACTGAGTTTTTTCCTGTAGAACCACCTTTCTTTGCTGGAGTCAACGTAACCTTTTTATCTTCTACTCCAACAGATTTCAATAGATCAGAAATATCGGCAGGAATACTAGGGGGTTTCATTTCTTTTACAACTGCTGCTTGAGGAGGTTGAGGATTAGGGCGGGAGATCTTTATCGGCGATTTAATTGTTTGAGGTCTTTGTACTTGAGGAGGAATCATAGAACTCATAAAATTCTGAAGTCCGCTCAATGGATCGGAACCGCCGGAATATTGTTGAGGTGCTTGGCGTTGTTGACTTTGAGTCTGCATTGCTGCTGTAGCTAATTGACGAGCAATATCCGGATTAGTTTTAAGGATAGTATCAATGTTGGGAATAGGAGACTTGTGAACCATTTCGTTAGTCAAGTGAACCATGTACACCATCATACATGTACGAATGGGAATACGAACTAGAGGATGCATTCGCAGTTTATCACCGTACAGATCGTACAATTCCTCAAAATCTTCTTCCATATCTCCAACTTTCATTTGAGCAGCTTCAGAAAGACCATCTAGTTTTAGACCAAACGCTTTAACTAGAGCTACATTTTTAGATGACCATTCAAGTCCACCCATACCAGTAACAAACCATTCAGAAAATTGTTGGACTGTACGATCCATATCCTTTTCTTTGCGGATGAACTCAAGTTCCATCTCCATTTCTTCCAAAGTAGAATCCATGGTAAATCTCTTGCGTAAAGGAACTCCCATTTTCGCAAGACGATCAAACTTTCTCAAGATCTCATATTTCTTGCGTTGAGAATGTTCATCAGACATACGATGTGTCGGACGAGGAATAAATTCTTGGGCGTTCAGATTCTCAACACCATTCCATGTTTCAGCCGGACCAGAAAAATCTACTTGAGGAGTAAATTTAGGAGGTTCTGGAGTACTGTCTAAATTAAAAGTATCTAAATTTACAACATCCGATTTTTCTGTAATCGCGGGATTTGTTAAAAAATCTAGGCCGACAACTTCCATTTGTTATTTATGACTGTTGAGAACTAGTAAACTTTAACGCAAAACGGAATCTTTTTTTATTGAAAAACGGCGATCAAAAGGCAAGAATGGAATTCTTTAAGCCTACTCCTGCGCAAGCTTATTGTGGGCAAAATAAGCCCGAGTACTGTCGCTGTGGTAAGCCTGCCAAAAAGACAGTTGTTCTCGAGCTACGAGGCAAATATACCTGGAGTGCAACACACCGTCTTCCGTACGACCCAAACACCGCAACCGACTGCACGTTTGCAGGCAGGTATTGCGGGAGTTGGAAATGCTACTTCGGTATCCGAGGGCGTCTCATTGGCGTGTTTAAGGAGGCGGCAGAAAAGCAATACTGGGAGGACTTGCGGAACCAGGGACCAGTTCCTGTGGGATGCTTGGCGTGAGCGGGCTACGGCTCTTAAAAAAACAAAGAAAACAAAAGGGTTAAAAGCCCACATTTTTAATGCTCCAGAACCTTGTCACTGGTGCTCCAGAACCCATAATCCTTGTAAAAAACAATCTGCTAAATCATCTTTCTTAGGATGTTTCAAAAGATAGTCACGCCATTCAGGTGGACACAGAGCTGATGCGTGAATGATTCCTGTCTTTTTACGTCCCTTGTATGTTTTTGTATGATCATCTACTGTCACCATATTTGTCAATTTATGTACAGCTGAAACACCTTTTACCTTATATCCGTGACAGACAAACCACATATGCATCATAGCTTGTACAGCCATCATACGTTTATCAGGTTGTTGTTCAAAGACAACTTGAGTAGCACCAGTCCACAAAGAAGTTCGGGCAGTTAAGGCAGAAGCTATTGCTGGAGCTAGATCAACTACAGATCCTTGTTTACAAGATTTGATACATCGCTTCCATACAGAAGCAGAATAATGTGAGTACAATCCATCTACCAGATCTTTCTTCTTGGGCGGGAGGTTTAGGTGTGCTGCTTCCTTCTTTAGCTGATCCAATGTCTTCTTCATGAGTGAAGTCTTCGTAAATGTTTTCCCGGACGTTCGGTGTCTTGTGCACGCATATTTCTCTCCTTGTATCCACGAAGCGGGATTCTTGCATTTATAACATTGGGTGTTTCCGTGTCCAGCAGATTCTGCCATAACATCAATTAATCCCCATTGTACAATTTTGACATCCTGTTTTCCAGTACCATCTAGAATACAGAATGCCAGATTTCGTAATCCAACATCAAAGGATATAATCATTATCTTATTATTGTTTGTGATGTAAAAACGGAATTTAATAGCATAAGATTTTGACCACTATAACAGAGAAAATGGCGCAACCCGACAAGCTTTCTGCCTGCTTCGTGGAGGTATGCAAGGGTCTTCACCCTCGCGTGATTGCTGCGTTGAAAGGACAGGCTCCCACAGGAACAGCAGATGACTCAAAGCTCAAAGAGGGCATGAATCAGGTCGTCTGGCTCTACTTGGACAACCAAGAGCCAATGGCTCCGACGTTGATCTGGGCTGATCATACTGTCAAGGCGGCTATAAACTGGTTTTGCAATTTGACACCAGTGGAGCTGAACCAGCTCAACAACTAAGGTTCCAATAAAACGGAATCTTTTTTTATTGAAAGACAGTTCTCAAGTTGTGCCCAAAGTATACATATTTTGCGCGCATAAAATGGGAAGCTGCCAAAGCGTGCCAGTCAGTGGCGTGCCAGTCAGTGGCAACTACAGCCCGCCAACAATCCCCACAGACGTGGACCCTTTATGGGAGGATAAGTTTGTCATGACAATTACTGGTCGTGGCATACCTGAGACTGTGGTGGTGAAGCCCACAGATACTGTTCACTCAGTTCTCGGCAGACTTGAGAAGAAAGTCGGCGGACATGATGTAGCGAAGTTTCGTCTCAGCTACAACGGAAAAGTGCTGGATCCAGATGCTGTACTCGTGGAGTGTGGGATATCTGGGACAGACTGTTGTCCTGTCTTGGTGCTGTAAAAGAAAACGCCTCCCCGGGCTTAATACGGGACTAGCAAAGAAACAAATGAAAAAAAAAGAAACAAAGAGCTGGGAAAATTTTTACCAAAACGGATTCTTTTTTCTTTAAAATGAGAACCCTAAAATCTAAAATGGAGCCACCGAAGCTAGACTTATCAGGCATGATGCCATCATATGGCCCGCGTTACCCGTGGTGTGCGCTTGACGGCACACGCATAACTGTGAACAAGGAAACTGAGTACACGCATCGTCACTTTGGCTTTGCTGTTTCAACCCTGAATGAGCTCATAGCTAGGCTTGAAACAGAAGATGTTACCGACCAAATCTTGAAGCACATCAACGAACAGATGTACGGCGAGTTAACTCGTGAACTTCTTGGTCTGAAAGACGGAGAGCGTCTGACTGCTGACCGCTTTATCTTCATTGACTAAATCTGAAAAGATTTTTTTTGATAACTATAATGGAAGATTACATTGTTTCAATTTTGATAACTTTATTTATTACAGCACTCGTATACGGTGCTATAAAATATTTTGGTCAGTCTAGCCCTGAGACTCCTATTATAGCAAAGTCAGCGGACGGCAAAACAGAACAATCTTTCTCGAGTGTTACTCCATCTAAGAATCAACCTAATGGAATTTCCTTCTCGTACGCAGGATGGTTGTACGTTCAAGATTATACTTACCGATATGGTGAAAAGAAAGTTGTGTTTGTCAAAGGTACTCCTGACTTATCTGTAGCTTGTCCGGCCCTAGTCTTGGACGCACAAACGAATACTTTTTTGATTTATGTAGACACATTTGGCTCACAAGAAATTGTTCCTATTTCTAATTTAACCGCTCAAAAGTGGATACATTTTGCTATTGTTGTGGATCAGACAGCTGTAAATGTGTACATAAATGGTACCTTACACACTCATCATACTATGAATCAACTTCCTAAACAGAATAGTGCTCCTTTATTAGTAGCACCTGGTGGAGGATTTGCTGGAAAAGTAGGATATCTGCAATATTATCCTTCCTTATTAAGTTCTTCGGATGTTTCTGGATTATCGCAAGTACCTCCTGTTGAAGAACAAACAACAAATATTTTACCACCATATCAGGCTACACGATGGTGGTTACCGGATCGCAGAAGTAAGTGAAGAGTTTATAGCTTTTGCCTGATCAGAAGCTTTAGACATTGTTTTTTCCTGTGAATCGATTTTCTGGTGTAACGATCTGTACTCGTGTTCCAGAGAGTCTATTTTCTTATCTAACTTTTTATAGTCAGAGTTAACTTCTTCTAAAGTAAGATGTTCTTTCAAGAGATAGACACGAGTAAAATAATAGACGACAACAGCCAATAATCCGTATAAAAACAGCTCCATTATGTAAATGAAGAGTTATTTATTGAATAATCCACCTTCAACACTGTACAATATTATTCCTACTACTGGACAACATACAGAATTACAGTCTAATTATGGAATATATTTAAAAATTATTGCTGATAAGCGGATAAACAACCCAATCGGCGAAAATAACGCGGCACTCAATTTTCAAACTAATTTTTTGATACCAAATTCTTGTCCTGGAACTATTATTAATCCTACTAGTCTACCTATTCCTCTGTCAACATTAGAAGGAACTCTTGCTGGATTATTAGATAAAAGTTATAATCCAAATCTTGGTCCTCTAGTATTAAATTTAGGGACACTTAAATAAATGAGTTCACAAGGTCCTATAGGCGCTAATCAAACTGGAGGAATTCAAGGAGATGCCTCTAATTGGACTCAACTATTAAAACGTAGAATGACGTATACTACGTTAAATCCAACTTCAACTACAAATAATTCTGGATTGATTTATAATGCTTCAGGATTACCAGGCATTCAATCCAATAATTTTTTGGTAGATTACAGATTGGGTGCAGCAGCATGTCCCGGAAACAATGGATCTTACCCCAAATTACCTACAGGCGGGGGGTGTTAAGTATACATAGTCTTCCATAATTCAGGTTCACGATATTCAATGCCAGTCATCAATTTCTTTATTATGGAATCTGACAACGTTAAAGGAAACTGTACAGGAATAAAAAATTTATACTCAGAAGTAGTTTCTTCATCTGCGATACGCAAGATGTTCAGACGTGTAAGAATTGTTTCTGCACATCTGATCAGAGTTCTGATACCCTGTTCTTTTGCTGAAAATTCACGAACCATAAATTTGTACGATTCGCCAAGAATGACATCATCTGGAGAGAATTTCAAGTTCTTTAGGATAGATGGCCATACATAATCTTTCAAGATCACTTGCTTTTCAATTTCAGAGTATCCACCACAATGAACAACTTGCATTCTGTCTCTCAGGATAGGATTGACCAAATTAATATCATTAAATGAAAATACAAATAAACATTGAGAAACATCAATATCAATACCTGCAAAATAACGATCGTGAAATTGAGAATTCTGTGTTCGGTCTGTCAAATGAATCAACATAGATGCGATTTCTTCACCGTGCGGAGTCCCAGAAATCTTATCTAATTCATCAAAGTACATTACAGGATTTGAACATCCATGTTGCATCAGTGCATCGACAATACGTCCCCACATAGAACCTTCGTACGTATACGAGTGTCCAACATATGTAGAAACATCAGATGCTCCACCTAGAGAAAAAAACTGAAATGGTCTTTGTAAAGCTTTAGAAATTCCATACTTTGCAATAGATGTCTTTCCAACTCCAGCAGGACCATGAAGAGCAATTACATTTCCCATAGAATCAGGATTTGTAACCCATTGAGCTAGAACTTGCATAATCTGTGTTTTAGCTGGAACCATTCCGTACACAGCATCATCAAGATATTGACGTGACTGTCTCATAAATTTAGAACACTTTTCTCTACCAGATTCTAGTGTTACTGGTAAAGGAATAGTTTTTCCAAAAGGAATTTTTAGGAATGAGTCTATCCAGTTTCTCAACTTGTACGATTCATTTCCATCTTCTTCTAAAGCCTTGAGCTTTTTGAGAACACTTGACTTAGTATAATCCGAAATTGGCAAAGATAAAATTCGAAGACGTAACGGAAACTCTGTCTCATAAGATGAGTACAATTTATATCTCTCCATCTTTCGGTTCAGATCTTCTTGGAGATCAGGAGTCAACCCACGAAAAAATTGAAGTTCGGCTTTACTTAACTTGATAGATGGTTCTACAGGTTTTGAGATAATTTCAGGAATCCAGAGAACTTCTTCAGAAGGCCGTCGTCGTTTCTTACGCTTTTCGTCTTCCGAATCAGCAGCTCTATCTTCTTGAAGTTGGCGCTTAGGCATCCTTCCCTTATTTCACAATGCACAAAACATTTAATTCCTTTCCACAAAAGGAATAATGGAAGAAGTTGCCGAAGCTGCCGAAAAGGCACAGGAGATTATTGATAAACTGGAAGCATCGAAACCAGAGATACGTAAGATGATGAGTGTTGTCAAACGGTTTATTCAAAAGAACCGTGTTCTCTGCTATGGAGGTACTGCAATCAATAATCTTCTTCCTCCAGAAAAACAATTTTACAATCCTGAAACAGATATTCCCGACTACGATTTTTTTACAGAAAATCCTCAGGCTCATTCAAAAGAAATAGCAGATGCTCTAGTCAGAGAAGGGATTCCGAATGTTGAAGTCAAACCAGGAGTTCATCTGGGAACCTTTAAGGTCTTTGCTGATTACACAGGTGTAGCTGATGTCAGTTCTATGGAACGCCCAGTATTCAAAAAATTATGGGCTGAGTCGATTGAAAAGGATGGAATACACTATGTACCTCCTAATTTTCTACGAATGTCTATGTATCTCGAACTGTCTCGCCCTCGAGGATATGTAGAACGTTGGAAGAAAGTGTACACGCGATTAAAATTATTGGACTCCGAGTATCCTATTGATTGTCCTAAAGAAGATGATGTTCATGAAGAAGTTATGGATTCCCAAACCACAAAAAAGGTAGAAGAGCTTCTTGCAAAAGATAACATTATTCTTCTAGGATTTAATGCCACAACTCTACAGAAATCGGGAAGATCATGGAAACTACCTCTAGATCTTCTGGTAACTCCTGAAAATTTTAATAAGACGGTAAAAGACGTCAAAGACCTTTTTCCACGATCGGAATCAACTGATTACGCAGAATACGCAGAAATCTTACCCGTTCACACAGATATCACAGTAAAAAATAAATTAGTAGCTCGTGTATTTGAGACAGAAGCATGTCACTCGTATCACGCTTTGCCAAATAGAATGCGTATAGCATCTATTCCTACCTTGTTGAACTTTTTCTTCGCAATGTTGTACGCTGATCACGAATTTATTGAACATACTTCCAAGCAAAGAATTGTCTGTACAGCTAAAGAATTAGTAGACATGGCAGAAAATGCTGGTAAACGAAGATTCAAATTGTTGACACCTACAGATTGTACAGGTGTTCAAAAAGATATGGCAATGATGAAAAAGGAACGAAATGACATGTATTCTAAATTGAGCACAAATAAGAATTCAAGAGAATTTCTCAAATACTTTTTTACGTATACTCCCAAACAGAGTTTTAGAGGTCGTGGACGTATTAATACAATGTTTCCTGAGAAGTCCGGTGTGGACTATACTAAATTGATGATGACAACAGAAGGTGAATATTCAATAACAAAAAAACATGATAGTGAAAAGATTATCGCAAGTATGAAAACATTTATGAAAGTAAAGTCTTTGAAAGAAAAGACGATTGTAGACTTGACAGGAAATGTAGGTGGAGATACTATCCGATTTGGAATGAATTTTAAACATGTAGATTCATATGAATGGAATCCCGAAAACTATAAAGCACTCAAACACAATGTAGAACTTTATAATCTGAAAAACGTAGATGTACATGAAGGAAATTCTACTGAGCTATTTCATAAACGTGTTGATGTTTTATATCTGGATCCTCCATGGGGCGGACCAGAATACAAAGATGTCAAAGAAGGAGAACTAGACTTAAAAATGGGAGACAAGTTTGTATCCGAATATTTGAAAACAGTAATAGACTCTGAATGGAAACCGAGCTACATCTTTATGAAAGTTCCTGCTAATTATAAGTTTCTTTCTTTGAATACCTTGGGAGTAAAAAAGATCACGAAGTTTAAAATTCGTGGATTCTATTTACTTGGTATTCATGTTACCTAGTTCTTCTGCTAAATCATCCATTTCATCTGGTTCTTTAGGACCATTCAGAAACATTTCTAAACAATCTTCACAGACCATAAAATCTACAAACTCAAACAAGTCTCGTTCATCTGAAACTTCTTCACAACACTTCTCACAGAACAGCATTTTTTCTCTATTGTATAATTACACCTAAATTCCATTTTCAGATAAGAAACCTTATATAGTAATGCCTGCTGTTCTTCTCTCTTGGGACTCCACAAATGATAATCTTGAAGAACTTTTTTCAGTAGTTGATAAATTTGATCTTGTTTATCTTGAACTTTCAGAAGACGCAAATAGTCTGTACAATCTTGTGAGGGATCGTGTTCAATGTGATCATACATTTTATATTTCTGATCTATCTTCATCTGATGATGCTTCTGGAAAACTTAGAAAAATATTTGATCGTTTCACAGATTTAAAAACCGGAAATGTCTTGATAATCTCTCATCAGGACTTTTTCCAGAAAGCAGGGCACGCTGTTGCTGAATGGCAACCGTTATCCCTCTAGTGCTTCAAGCCACGCTGTCCACTCCGTTACCGGAATATGAGCATTATGAAGAATGGCGCGCCCAACTTGGATACGTGATGTAACATCATCAATTTCCATCAGCTGAGCCAATTTATCCTGCAGGATTTCACGAGAAGATCTGATTTCCAGACCTTCCATGTATCCTGAAAGTACGTTACAAATGCGCGACAGGTTTCCCTGTGCGCACATGCCTATACAGTCAACTAGCTCACTGGATAAGATCTTTTTCAGATCTTCTCCGTGCTCGGATGACTTGATGTATTGCCATACAGAATTGAGAACTTTGGCGTAAATGCCTGGTCCCATATCATAGATGTCTTCATCATTGCAGAACTTGGCAGTCATTTGCCAAACAGCTTTCCTTGAAGGCTGGCACTGGTCAATAATTTCTGTCAGTGTTTTCATTGTGTCCGTCCGATACTCAATCGGAACAGGAATTTCAAGTACTTTAGCAATCGTGTGCTTTACAGCATCGACTACTACAGTAGTGTGTACATTTTGGGTATCCAGAGCAAATGCTTCCAGTTCACGACGAACTGGTACTACTTGTCGTTCAAGTTCGTTTGCCCTTCTTTCTTGTTGAAGTCGTTGTACTCTCCTACGCTCTTCAATCATAGCAAGTCTCCTTGCTATGAATGGGTCGTCGTCATTCTGTTGTCCAAGTTCTTGGATAGATCTCATGAGAGCGTCTACAGCAGTAAGGTACCGAATGTTTTCGGCACGAATTTCTGCTCGCCTGACCTCTCGGTTATCCAACGGATTTCTGTGATAGATATCATCCATATTTTTTTTGTGAATGTACCTAAGCTCGGTAACACGCGTAGCATTCGGGCCAGTATTTTGATACTTGGCCTCATGCATCTTACAACGCAGTCCTTCTGTGATACGAATTGTACACTGATGGCCATCTGTCTTGATAGCACAACACTGCATTCTTTTTAGTTCTTACGAACATTATGAAAAAAATCCATTTTTGTTATGCCCTTGGAGCTTTCGTATTACAGTTTCCTCTGCATTTCATTACACAGCATCCTTCTTCTGGACATAGTTCTGGTGTCACCGGAATCCTGATCGGAGACAGGTTGCCTGGATCAAACGGAGCTTCTACATAGTAAGTCTGAATTACTGGAGTTTGCCAGTAATTCACTTTACGTTTTTCCTCCTTGCGTATACACGAAAAGAGGGAACCCATTTTAGCTTTATACTCGTGTACATTTGATAAAAAAAAGTCCGTTTTGATAAAAAATTTCCCAGCTCTTTTGTTTCTTTTTGGTTTTTAGGTTTTTTTGTTTTCCTTTTTTCCATTTGTTTCTTTGCTAGTCCCGTATTAAGCCCGGGGAAGCTCGTCAAGCCCAAGCACTTTTCTCAGCTCAGGGTTTTCTACCTTCAAGCCCTCAACTTGTCTCTTGCGCATCTCTAACATCGTAGGCCAGCTGTAATGGTTGGCGACGGGGTTGAAGAACTGACCGCACCTTTTACACCTCACGGCAATACACTCGTCCATACACCCCTTGCCGGCCAAACAGTGCGGGCAGTTGAGCCCGACATCTGTGGTTGACATGCAAAGAAGGAAGTTTATCTGGAAGGCTTCAATCGAGTAACAGTTGCCCATTTTCTCCTTTTTGTAACCAGTTTTCTATAAATTTAGAATCCGTTTTGATAAAAAATTTCCCAGCTCTTTTGTTTCTTTTTGGTTTTTAGATTTTTTGTTTTCTTTTTTCCATTTGTTTCTTTTGCTAGTCCCGTATCAAGCCCGGGGAGGCTACAGCTTTTTCAGCTGAGATTTTTAGTATGGGGGGTCGGGTCCGTAGGAGGGTGGCGGGTAAGCGCCGCCTCCCCAGGGAGTGTGTTTCTCTGCAAGATGCTTCTTTACCCACCTGAGGTGGGAAAGCTCATACTCTTCCTCAGCCGCAAGCCTTTTGGCTTTTAGCTCGGGATCAGCCTTCTCGCGCGCATCTCGTGCGCGGATTGCTGCGGCCTTGTTCTCGCGAGTCAACCGCTGAGCATAGTTTTCGTACATGCTGAAAGTGCCGCACTTGTTGCATATTGCAGTATCCCCACAATTCCCTGAACCCCGAACACCCTGGCACTTGCACATAGGGCACTCTAGCGCCCATGTTACGTCAGCGACGCAAAGACAGTTGCCCATTTTCCTCCTTTTGGGATCAGTTTTCTATAAATTTAAATTCCGTTTCCACAAAGATCAATTACATATTTCCAATATTGAAGAATACGTTCATGTGTCACAATAGACTTAACAAGTTTCTCGGCTTGTTCTGAAATCTGTTTGCATTCAGAATCATGGCTTTGACACCAGAGAATCTTTTCTTCTAGATCAGAAAGATCAGCTTTAATTGGTATATAATGTTCATATTCTTTTAATAACGGGGTAAACCAAACCGTATATGGACTTTGAACTTTTAATACTGTACTACCTGACTGTAAATCTTCAGATAATCGAAAAGCAGCAATATTTCCATCTATATGCAAGATATATTTGAACGTTGATTGATCTTCACGACTCATAAATGGAACAATAGGAATATTTAGTTTTTTCAGTTTAATCCAATCTAACTGCTTATCTACTACACGCAATCTACAATTCTCTTTTGTAATTCCTGCGTCTAGAATATCCTTACCTTGCGACTTCAATTTCATTGATAGCTGTACAGCAAGAATACGTGGATTGGCTTCAACACCACACCCAGTAGAAGCTCCTCGGAATACAGCTCGTGGTTGTCGTTGTGACCAAGGTGTCTGTACCGGTTTTGGTAAATCCCAATCTTGAGGATAAGGAATAGGTATATCTGCGTGATGAATAGAACTTCCAATTGCTAAAATAGGATAAAAATGACGACCTACTTGTTCGGGATCTTTTTCTGAACGATATACATCGTACGGATACTTATCATCCCACCGCAAAAAGTTAGAATCCTTTTTATTTATGATTAAGTCCGTATCAGGCAATTTATATTTTTTTGTACATTCTTGCAACATATCGTACAGTTCTTGTTCGTAATGTGAATCGCCAACTCCTTCTCCGGAATAGGAATACGGATTTACAAAACAGTTTGTTGCCGACCATTTTGTGGCATCTTCTTCAATACGATTTAGACGACATCTTCTGGTATCTTTTGTGAATGAAGTCAATTTTTTTCGAAGTGTTTTTGCGTTTGTTTTTAAATGAGAACTCCACTTGTTTCTAAATTTGGTATTTTCTACGTGAGCAAATGTAATTATTTTTCCAGAACGTATTTGTACAAATAAGAATCTCATCATTCGTTCAAAACAATACTTCAAGGTATACTCAAAGTCTGGATTCGTATATTTTTCATTCTGAAAGGAAGACAGTAGATAGTCTTTTATTCGAGATAAATCCTTTCTTGTATTAAAGACACTTTGAATTGTTTTTTTCTTTATTGGATGTGGATTATCTTTTATACCTTGCAAAACTTGGTCAAATGTTGTCCAAGTCTCCATTATTCTCTGGAGGTAAAAAAGGGAATTCTCCCTTATTCTACATCCAGAATCTCTAGGTATACAGTCTGGTATGCACGCATGTCATTATAGGATCCTGAATGCATAAATGCATAAAGGTACTTGAGGTACTCTGTTTTTCCCTCCTCCTCGTAATCTTTCTCATCAATGTTTCTTTCAAGCCATGCTTTGATGTGCTCCTTTAGCTTGACAAGATAAGACTCTTGGTCCTCTTGAGAGATACTAGCGGGTCGATTGATGAACATGGTACAAGTTTAACTTACTTTTTTTCATACTTTAAATGTCCGTTTTTAATAATGATTCCACTTGATCTCAAAGACGCAAAAAAATTACCTCAAGGGATTCCAACTATTCTAGTTCCATTTCGCGAACAAGTTCTACAAAAACGTGGAGAACAATTAAAGAAGTTTACGGCACATATGAAACGTTGGCATCCTGATTGGCCTGTGTTGGTAATCGAACAATCAGAAGATGGAAAACAGTTTAATAAAGGAGCCTTGATGAATATAGGAACTCGGTACGCTCAAAAAATGGGTGCTACTTATATTATCATTCACGACGTTGATCTGATTCCTCTGAGCCCTATTGTACCACTGTACACAGGCTTTCCAGAAAAACCTATTAATATTGGCCATGTTTGGCAAACAAAATGGCAAGGTGTTAACTTTCGTGGAGTTCAGTCTATATCCATGAAAGATATGAAAACAATTAATGGATTTCCAAATATGTTGTGGGGATGGGGTGGTGAAGATGATGCCATGCAATTGAGACTTAAGAAAAAAGGAATTAAATATTGGAATCCTCAAGCTTCTTCTGGATTTAAAGTTTTGGAACATCCTGATACTCGCAAAATTCCTGGAGCTAAGAATATGCGAAAATGGGAAGATCTTAAAGAAGATACAGGGCGTCACGGATTAAACGACGTGAAATGGAAGTTGCTTGACGAGAAGCAAGATCAGAATATTTTTAAGTATACAGTTGAAATTAAATGATGTTATCAGTCTATCTAGTCTTCCTAGAATTGTCAAAGGCAGACCAGAGACGATTTCTGAGAAAAAAACAAGACGTAAATCTAGACCTTAAGTTTACATTTTTTGATAAGGTCTTGATAGTCTTTTAATGTTTTCATCATGTATTTTTCATCTGGATCACCGTGAGAAAAATATGGAGATGGAATAAGCTTGAATGGTTCAGGATAATCATCGGGTGCTACTATAAACCCCGGAACAATCAGATCTTTTTTCTTTGATCCTAAGAGTGTTGCCGCAATAGTTAGTGTAGAATCCGAAAGAATAACTCGTTTTGCTTTCCAAAAACAGTAAAATGTTTCATTTGCTCCTTCGTTAACAAACACATAATCTCCTTTCAATAAACATTTAGCCTCCTTAGGAGAATCTGAAAAAATATATACGGGTTCATCTTTTTTTCGGAGTTCAGAAATATTATCAGTATAAAACGCAGGTTTCATAACAACATTCCTGGAGTTTAGACCTTTTTGTAATCGCTGATAATTAATTTGTACTTTATCTCCTAATCGATAATGTACAAATATTCCATTCTTGAAATCATATTTATCTTCTAAAGTCTGATACTCTATCGCAGGAACCAAAAGTTTTTTTATTGCTGGTTTAAATCCAGATGGATCTAAGTAAATTTCATTTCTAATATCAAGTGCAGGAATTGTTTTTTTTAAACTATCGTACTCTTTCCATTGAATGAATTTTATTCTTGGATTTTCTTTTAATAAAGGAAATAAATACCAAAACTTTTCTTGTTGGGAGCCTTGTTGGTGGTGACTCTGTTGATCTATTACATAAAAACTATTTTTTGGATATCGATGTAAGATATTTGCCATAATAAAAATTTTATTACCAAGTCCATTCTTGAGAACAACTAAGTACTCCATTATTTATAGATCCTGTTTTTCTCCGATATAATTGCATATAAATTTAATATACGTTAGCATATGCTTTGTTGTTAAGGATTTCATCTTCTCTGCTCTATTTTGAGCTCGTTTACCTTGCAATAGTCTTAGCTGTTTAGGCATCTCATCTTATACTAAAAAAAGTAAAAAGCCTCTTTCTGTTTCTTTTTGATTTTTTGTTTTTTTTCATTTTTTGTTTCTTTGAGCTGGGATGTAACGACTCCCTCTTCCGCTTTTTTATACAGGATAGTCCTGTTTTACTCCAAGCTGCCGCCCGCGGCGTTCCACATGAATATCATCTCGTCGCGCACGCCGTCGTCAAACTCGGATCTGAGATTGAGAAATTCGGGCATGTTTTTCTTTGTCCACGCAGTTGCTGCTTTGACCTCAGACGCCCTCTTTGCTATGCTGGCAGACAATGCTGCTTGCTCCTCGGGGGTCAGCCTTCTTTCCCTTGCGGCAAAGTGCTTTTCCCAGTGGGCAGCGGTTGCCGCCCGAGCATTCTCACGCTCCTGCCTTGCGGCGTACACATGAGCAAACTTTGCAACCGCCCCCGCGTCACCGCGTGCAACTGCCTTAGCATACTCATAGTCCTCATTGGCATCTTTCAGCCTTTCCTCGCCCTTTGCGGTGATCTCACTCTCCTGCGCCCCGAGCCCTGCAAGTTCAAGATTGAATCTCAAGTTTGTCCCTGCGAATGACGCGTCGCGCTTCTTGCGCACAACTGCCATCTCTTTCTTGACCGCAGCAAGAGCATCATTCATCTCCTTGCGTACAGCCTCCCTTGCTGCGAGCGCATCCTCGACCTTCATGGCCTCAACGCTGCAACCTCCTGCGGCCCCAGCCGCATTGCGCTCGGCCCCAGCCGCACGCGCCTCTTCCACGGCCTTCACGCGAGCTGCCTCCCTGAGGCCAGCTTCCATGATATCCGTGATCTGCTTCTGGATCATCTCCTTGGCAGCTGCGGAAAGCCCCTTCTCCTGGAGCTTCTTGTTCAGACGAGCGAGCATCTCCTGCTCGGTCTCCTTGGGCACCGCTGCACCCTTCTTGTAGGCGGCCTTGCCACTCATTGTAAGCGCGTTAAATAAGCTCCTAGTTGGTCGCTTGCGCTCAGATGCTGGTTAACTCTTCTATAAAAAAAGAATCCGTTTTTAATAAGATGTCACAGATACAGACTAAAGTTCTGAAACAAGGAACTGTACATCCAAAGGTAATTTCATGTTCATTTTTTACATTTAAAGAAGCCTACAGGGCATTTAAAAAATATATAGATAGTTTAAATGCTTTTTTATTTAAGTTGAGTATCATTAAAACAATTCACAAACATTTTGAAATTAGAATTTATACGGATGATACAGGAAAAGATGAAGCCCTAAAGGCTGCAGAAAAGTATCCAGATGTTTCAGTAATACATTTTGATTGTCCAGAATTTCGTGATGGAGATGGACATTTAGGTTTTTTTGGATCTTTAGTTAGATTATTACCTTTATTTGAAGACCATGAACTTGTATGGATTTCTGATATTGATATACACTTGGCATATTTACAAGAATGGAATTTTAAAGAAGATATTGGGTTTTCCAATCAGTTATGTTACACTGAAGTTCGTTCACAGAAATACGCAATTGTACTTCTTAAGTTTCTGTCAAAGGTTAAATTTCCCAAACAACTTTTAACAAGATTTCTAAATAAATTTCTAGATGGATCTCTTAAAGAAAAGATTGCTAGAATAAATGATCATAATAAATCAAAACCTTTTTCCCCCTTTCCATATGGGATAGATGAACTTTTTGTCTCTTCAAGTATATATGATTGGATTAAAAGAAGAGATTTTAAAATATGCTTATATCTTGATTTTTTAATACATGAACTCCGCCTCTTTATTATCAACAATAATTTAACAGAAAAATATGAAAAAATAGTGTATCAAAACTATATTAAGAGACTAACTCCAATAAAAGATAGTCTACCAGCAATAAAAAATCTTCTGAGAATATGCTATACAGAAATTGTTAAAAAAAATCCATGTGCTCAACAATATCTAGACATTTTAAATGATCCTAAAAGCTTAAAAACAAGTATATTTCCAAAATTATTAATAAATTCTTCTGATCTTTAATAATAATATGTCACAGATACAGACTAAAGTTCTCAAACAAGGAACTGTACATCCAAGGGTAATATCCTGTTCATTTTTTACAATGAAAGATGCTTATCGTTCTTTTGAAAAATACGAACGACATTTACAGAAGTTTTTACACCAAGTTCGATTCTTTAAAGATTTTGAAGTTAGAGTGTACACCGATGATACCGGTAAGGATTTTGCTTTAAAGGTAGCTAAGGATCCTAATGTTTCAGTCATACATTTTGACTGTCCACAATTTCGTGAAGGAGACGGGCATATAGGGACATTTGGAACATTTGTCAGATTTCTCCCTCTTTTTGAAGAACACGAACTTACATGGAGTTCTGATATAGACATTCCCGATAACTATTTTTCATTGGAAAATTCTGATAAGGATTTCCGTATTTATACACATTTATGCTATGATCGCAAAGTGTACGGACGCAAATATACAATAAGTGCTGGACGTTTTATTTCAAGACATCAATTACCTCGTGCTCTGTTAACTCGTTTCTTAAATAAAGTTTTAGATGGTGGATATAACAACGAAATAGAGTTGTTAAACAAAGCAAACAAACATAAACCTCCATCTCCTTTTCCGTACGGTGTAGATGAATTATTTTTGAATTGGCCAGTGTACGATTGGATTAAAAAACGTGATTTTCAAGTAAATATTTTAATTGATTATGTTCCAGCAATGTTGATTAATTATAATGCAGGACTAACTAAGGATGAAGATGCTATAGTATATCAATTCTATAAAACTAATGACAAAAAATTAATACCAAAATTAATAGATATTTATCGTAAAAAGGTTCCTCCAATTGTCGATAAATATCCTTGTTTACAGCCTCTGGTTGACAAATTAAAGAATCCTTCGAAGATTAAAAATGATTTCTTTGAAAGAATCAATATTAACTCTAAAGACTTATAGTTAGAAAGACTTCTAGTTCTGCTCTAGAGATTTGTATGAACTGCTTTGTGTCTCGCCACCTGTAACAAGTTTCGTCATGAGGAGCTCCTAGGTTGTTGAAACGATAGACTGTTTCCATTCCATCGCCTGAACCAGTGTGGTACAACAGTTCATATTTTCCAGCGTAGTGTAGTCTCCCGTCTTGTAGAACAAGATAGTGCTGGTCCTTAATCAGGTTTCCTGACTGAGCTCTTGCCTGAACAGACTTCATGAATTCATCCATTTTTTTAATGGGTCCTATCCGTAAAAAAATGTTTCCATTTTAATAGTGAGTTGCGTAGACATTGCCTGGAACCATCGTAGTAACTTCCACGAAGATTTTGTGTGCTGGAACTGAGTTCATTGTCAGTTTCGCAAACAAGGCTTCTAGGCCGGTCTCTGGTTCAGGTTTGTTGATACGAGAAAGCACGTCACCCAACGTAATATACGTAGGACGGCCATCAAAGTTATTTCGTCCATAAAGAACGTTTGACATTTGACATCCCGATTCAGCAACCCATTGGTCAAGAGTAGTGTAGTACTTCTTAGTACCACAATAATCAAGAAATTCCAGGTTCCCAGAAGCTTTGTTTCTGGCGACCTTCACATGACTGCGAAGCTTATTTCTAACAGCATCTTCCAATCGAAGGCCGATCTCTCTTGCTAAGAAGAAATATTTCGGCTCATTCGTGGAAAGACCCTCAATCTCGATCTCAGGCAAATTCAAAAGCGACATCTTTTTAGTTTGTACACCGTTTGATAAAAAATCCGTTTTGATAAAAATTTCCCAGCTCTTTTGTTTCTTTTTGGTTTCCTTTTTTTTGGTTTTTTTCCATTTGTTTCTTTGCTAGTCCCGTATTAAGCCCGGGTAGGCTGTTAGGCGTTCAGAGAGCCTGTCGTAGACACTTGCGGTGGCTCTGGTGGCACACCGCCCAATGCGCTGATCTTCTCTGCTATGAATGCCATAAACGGGTCAATGTAGTCGTTTTTGTTTTTCAGGTCAGCAATCTTTGCCTTCCCCCTTGCCTCATTTCCGACCAAGTCAAGGCACGGGACTGAAGAGGACATGCTTTTTGCCAGCTCATCCAGTCTTTTGATCTCAACCAGTTGCTCCTCAATTTTGAGGATCTCCTTGGTGTTTTCAATTTTCTGGGAAGCGTAAAGCTCCAAGAGGAACTTCAAGCGGTTGAGCTTGTGGGATGTCACCCACGGCTTCACCGCCCAGGCAATCAGCTCGCTGAATGTTATCCTGCGCCCCTCCTCCAGTATGGCGTCTATCTCATTGCAGTAGCTTTTACGCACTGCCCCGTTTTCCATCTTGCTAAGTCTACTGGCTAAGCTTGAAGGCTTGAAGCGCGGTAAACAATTTGCAGAGGGTTTAATCTCTGATCATCATAATTCTATAGAAAAAGAATTCGTTTTAAGAAAATACGTACGAATAAAATCCACTAAACTGAAGAAGAATGTGTAGTACACCAAACTTAGCAAAGAGTACAAAGAACTCTTCAGCTGTACGTCCAGTAAAAGGAACACCACGCAAATAAGTCATTAAGAAAATAGTCATTGAACTGAATGTAGCCATAGCTAATGTTTCTATAGCAAAATTCACGGGTTTCTTATTAGGATAAGATAAATCTTTAACTAGGGCAGAAACTACAGATAAAAAGATCACAGTAGCCCCAACAATAAGTATAACCGCATCAGTAATTAATTCTGTAGATTGAAACCCAAAAATTGATCTAGAATATGAAGATGATCCTGCTTTGCTATAAACTCCAAATACTGCTGACATAACTCCTCCTAGAGCAAGACCCACTAAAAGAAAAATCCAAATAAGATCCATTTATTAATATATTTTGGAAATTATATCATATCTCTCTGTACAGTTGACGCCATTGACGTGTCATCTCGTAGATAACAATCCCTGCCGCCATTTGTACATTCATACTTCTGAGTACACCCATCTGTGAAATAGATATACGTGGAAACTTTTCTTTCAAATATGATTCTGGTAAACCAGTAGACTCATTACCCATCAGGATACACACTGTCTTGCTTTCACGAAACAATGGTTTGAAATTAAAGTCTTCCAAAGGTTCACCACCTTGCTCAATGAGTATGGGATATACTCCCAGATCCTTAAAGTATTCTGGTCCTACATCTCCTGGTTTAACAATGTCGACATAATTCTGTCCACCAACAGCAGATCTCATATCACAAGCTTTTGGGCCTATGATATGAACTTTGCGTATTCCTTCACATGATGCTTGACGAATAATCATCGCAGCATTCATAGCAAACTTTGTGTTCAAGATAGCTATCTCAATTGGAAGACTCAAAATCTTCGCAATCTTTTGTACTTTCTCTTTAGGCATATCTTGCAGTGAAGTGTGTACATTGTACTTTAGAGGCTTACCTCCAACTAATAATGGTTCCATTTTTTGATTTAGATTAGTTTACAGTAAAAAGTTCGTTTTCCTGAAGCAAAAAGACAACTCTTCACTACTTTGGTTGATGGCAGAGTTATACTCTAGCCTTAGTCCGAGTGGTTATAGCATACGCTCCAGTTTAATGTAGTCTGATACCATATATAGTACAACTTACACAACCAATTTGCGTTGCTAATTTTTTGTCTTACCGTTCCTTCTATAAGGCAACGTCAGGAGTATTCTAGTAACTCCTGTCAATCACAATCCTATAAAAAAAGAATCCGTTTTTACGAAATTTTTGAAGCAAAGTAAAAACTGTCTGTAACCAGCTCAAACTTCATCCCTCCGTGTTGCGCCGGAAAGATTAGTTTTTTCTTTTACTCAGGACTTTAACACCTTTTCCAGTGGACTTCCTCTCGGGCAGGCATCTTTCCTATTCTCCGTGCATCTTAACTAGCGTGGAGTGAGTAAGGATCGATTAGTGATCTACTTTCTGCGTAGTCTTATCTCGTTCCCACTAACTGCTGTTCTTATAAAAAAGTAATCCGTTTTTACTGAATTATAAACGCATACAATAAAAAACTTTCACTAAGTGTTATCTAAATCACTTAAGTGCTATCTAAAACTCTACCTCCACTTGCCCGTAGGCGTTAAGGTTGGTTTCTCATGTCGGCATCTCCTTCTTTTAATCCTGGATAATATACTTTGTCATATACCGGGCGATGTCACTGCCCTGTCAATCACAATCTTATAAAAAAAGAATCCGTTTTTACGAAATTTTTACAGCAAAGTAAAAATTTAAGCGACACTCATACTGTTAACTGAATCTAGGCCAGCAATTTAATATTTGTTTCATCATATCCTCTTGATACAAGCAGGGAAGTCGTCTTGTCCCTGTCAATCACAATCTTATAAAAAAAGAATCCGTTTTTACGGAAATAGTACACCAAAGTCCCTCATAGTATTCTGTTTGGCGTCTATGTTCGTCCTTTGACCTACAAATGAGTCAACCATAGGGGTTTATAGGGCATTTATTCAGCAAAGAGTCTATTTGAATAGAGGTTTTGGGCGTACAATGGCCGTACAAGGAGACCTAGTGTGTCGATTTCTTTCGATTATAGGTCTCTAATGGACGTCTTATGGGACGCCTTTTCGCCGATCCCTGTTTTTTTCATGGTTTTTTAGGGGGTAGGTACAGCAAAAGTGTCCCGTCTATCCCTTTTTGACCCTTTTTATATGAGATTAGGGTAGGAAAGCCTCCCGGCTATAGGACTTCTTACAGCAAAAAACCTTGAATTATTGAATTTGTATATGATTTCTTGGAAGTAACGGCCGTTAATTAATTAGATATATCTACTTCCAAGAAATCATATACAAATTCAATAATTCAAGGTTTTTTGCTG